TCTCCTATTGTATCATCAGGTTCAGTAATATCGTGAGGTTCCAAGGCGAATTTTTCACCATAGAAAAAATCAATCGTATTATTAGTATAATGAATAATAGCAATGGCCTTTTGTTCTTCAGGTGTAACTACAACCTTTTCATCAAAAGAGTTATAATAATAAGTTGAATCAGTATCGGTTTGTCCACTACTTGAAGCGTAACCAAAATATTCTTTAGACCCCAAATAATCAATAGAACCAAATTTAGTATAATCTTTGTGTGTTGAGGAATTTATACCTGCTGGACTTTCTGACCAAGGAATATTCATATTCCAAATTTTAACATCAAATTGGTCAGTATAACAAACCGATTCAAAATTGATAACATCATATGGGAAGTGTTGAGATGGTGTTACACTATCATAAATCTCAGTCATTCCTGATGGATATACAATTACACGAGCATAACAATCACCACTTAAATATGTAAAATCAGGTGTTGACCTATCCAAAGTTATATTATCCAAACAAACATCAACAATTCGATATGTTAAAATCGTATAACAACTTGACATATCCACAACACAAGTTGCAGTATAACTCGGTAAACACGGGCCACAATTAGTCACAGGACAAGTTGTGGTTGTAGTTGTTGTTGGAGGTGATGGTGGACTACAAGCGTCAGTTGTTGTTGTTGTCGTTACTGGTAAGGTAGTTGTAGTAGTTGTTGCAGTGAAACAATTACAGTCATTAACACCATTACCATCATAAATTATCGTTATAAAATCACCAATTTGATAGTTCCTAACAAAATCATTGTTACATGTAATTGCCGAAACCACAATCAAATTTGAACCATTCAAACCACTCATTTGTATTACATAGTTAGATGTTAGTGCGTAGTCACCTGTGGTTATTGCACTCCACTCTATGTTTGAACCTGATGTTGTACCTAAGAAAAACCCCCTTGGTGATGCTGTATTATACACTGGACTTACAATCGATTGCATAAATGGGATTCCATATGTATTTCCGTTGTTACCATCCACGTAGTAAGGGTATTTAATGTTTTCCTTATTTGATTGAGGAACACCTGCCGAATTTTGAGCATTGAAACTTGGCTCTAATACTCTACTATTATATTGGTTATAACTTGTTTGAGGAATAGCATTATACGAAACTTCACTATCACCAATTTGAAAATAACTTATATTAAAATTACCTTGAGAAATTTTTTGTCTCCCAGTATCGGTAATCCTTGTGTTTATTAAACCTGCTGTGTTTTTTAAAATATATCCCATAAAGATAAATATCGAAAATTGATTTTATGTGACGATAATGTTACAACAATAACATCCTGATATAGAAACATTACTTAAAGTGTAATTTTCAACACTTTGACCTAAATAACAAGCGACATCTTGGTTTTTAGTTGTAGTTGTATATGTTGTTAATATTAAAGTATCTGAATTTGTATAAGTGAGATTGTTCCATCCCTCAGTGTACGAAGTGATGTAAACATTTTGATTTTGACAACCTGGTGTTGGATTATAAGTTGTACTCAAAGTCGAACTTGAGTATGAAATAGATTGTGTGACACTATTTTTAACCAAGTCACTCGTTGACGTTGTTGTAGAAGTACCTGAGAATGGAGAAGATTTTGAAGTATTTAAATGTACCAAATTAAATGTTATAGTTACACCACTTGGTAAACTTGGAAACACTGAAATAGTTGTATCGTATTTTTTTGTTAATGTTGTATTGTTATTAACTATTGTTGTTGACGAAGTATTAATTGTAACGTTGTATGTTATTGAATTATTCGATGTGTTTAGAATAACAGAATTTGTTGATGTTTCACCCGACACGTCTTTTACAATAACAGAGTATTGACCAGGACATAAATTACTAAATAATGGTGTATTAAAATAGGTTAAACCATTATTAATTGAGTAGGAATATGGTGGTGTTCCATTGTAACCTTGAATTGCAAAAGAACCATCACATCCACAAATTGTATCATTTATATTAACAGTTGAAGTTAAAATCATATATTAGCTTGTTGAAGTAAATGTGTATGTACTTGTTTTAGTACCCCCAGCAACTAAATTGGCTGTTAATGTAACTAAATAAGTATGTGTATTACCAATCGGAGGACACGGGCCTTCCCATCCTTGAGTATTTGAAGCACCTGGGTCACCTGTGGTTGGATTTATTGTCACACCACCAGGCCAAGGTATTGATGAACTAACCTGAGTGGTTGTATTTGGTATATTTGTTACATCCCAATGAATATATCCCGGATTGTCTAAATCTTCACAATAAATTTCAAAACTACTAATGTCTGAACTTGTTAAACCCCCCAACAAATACCATTTAAACCAAGGAGTTTCATTAGAACCACCACAAGCCCCTGAAAATTTAAATGTTGTTGGTATGTCACTATCATCTAACGCCCACCAAGCATTAATTGTTAAAGATAAAAAGTCAGAACAAGCACCTATTGATGTTATAGTTTGTTGTTGAGGACTTGGAGGATTAACAGACATTGTCCATGCTCCTGAAGTTGGTGAACTTGGATATCCTTTGAATATAGTCCAAGTAGATGTACCTAAAGCTGTATTTATAATACTACTTGTTGATGCCGATAACGACCATACTCCCGAAGTACCAACAGATGGGTTAAAATATACAATTTCATTACCAGAATTTGATATCCAAGATGTTTGGCCATTTATATAAGTGTTATATTGGAAAGTAATTTGAGTTGTGGTTGGAGTAGGTGTACCGCCAGTCCTTTTGGTTGTCGTAATTGACATACAGAAAATATTTTCTAAATAGTTTGGAACTGGAGGTAAAGTTGTTGTTGATGTTGTAGTCGTTGTAAAACCAGGTACTGTACAAGTTGTTGTGAAAGTATAGTCACCATAATAGTCACTAACAACGGCAGTATAACTACCAGTAGATAGACCATTTATTGTCTTACCACCTATTAGTGTAGCACCATTAGGAAAAGTCCATTCTATTGTGTATGGAGGAACACCACCAACGATACTTAATGTTATTGAACCATTTGAACTATCAGGGTTTCCAGTAATATTTGTTACATTACAGATTACGTTTAATGGTTGTATAGTGAGTACGTTACAATCATTTACTGGTATATAACCCGAGTTTATATATGACCTAGTTGTTGTAGTTGTCGTTGAAGTGGTAGGTGTTACACCAGTACAAGGTGTTCTTAAAACTTGTGAACAAAAAGGTGAACCCGAACATGTTACTAATGTAAATCCACTCGAACAAGTTAACCCAGTAACACCTGAATTATCAAAAGTAGTACCCGTTAAATCTCTTGTGGTGAATACGGTTACTAAGGTTAATGCTGATTGGGAAGTAATTGCACTCAAAGACGAAACACTACCTGAATAAATTTCAGCACCGAAACCACCAGTAGCTCCTGTACTTGAATTTAGACCTTCCATTTGAATATAATTCGGTCCTGCTGGTAAAGTTATTGGGAAAACTGACCAAGTTGAAAAAGTTTGACCATGTGTTCTATAAGCTGAAAATGAATTGTACTGATTACCGAAAGTAAAACCACTTGTATTAGCTTCAACTAATAACACACCATTTAATTTAAATCTGTAAAAATCGTCAGCACCCATTCCCAAATAATAGGTTTGAGATGTTGGATTATTGAAACAAGCAGTGAAACCAATCCATTCATTTGCTGGAGAAAAAGGTGATGTTGTTGTTGGCCAAACACCTGAGTAATTTAATCTACCTGGTGAATTGGGTAGAAAAGTTGTTGATTTATTACCCCATACTGTATTAGAATTAGCACATGGCCAAATTCTAGGTCCGTGAGTTGTTGCACTTAATGAACAACTTTCTAATAAACCACTTGGAGAAACAATACTTTGACCAGCACCCGGGCCTCCCAAAATATAATTTAAAGTTCTATCCTTCAAACTTTTGGTAGTATCAGAATCTATAAAAAATGATGTGTTGAATAAGGGTGTCCCATTTTTTGTTTGAGAACCAGTTGTAATTCCTGTCAGTATAATTGGAAACGTCAAATTAGTTATGTCTTCATAAAAAATTGTCCCCATATATCCGTTGGTAGAAAACTGACCTGCTTTCAAAACAACAAGAGTTGAGGCAGAACCACTGGTTGATGCGGTTACTTCTCTTATACACTCAGAATTATCAGGTGCTGCGGTATAACCAGATGGACAAAAACAACTCATTAATTAGATTTTAAATATAAATAGATTTATTGATTGTTTTGAACAATCTTTTTCATTATTTCGATGTATTTTATTGTTGAACTATTTTTCTCCACGTAATCAAAAAAATTAATGTTGGTTTTCAATTTATCTAAAGGACTTACATTAATAAATTCACCTTTATAAAATTTTGAAGATTTCAAGTCATCGGTAACACCTGCCATATGTAGTATTGAATGTTGATTATAAATCTCCATTGAATCTGTTGCCCACGAAAAACTTAATTCATCTGATATTTTAGTTTCATAATTATGTAACCATAAATTCCACAATAAAGACCACATTTCTGCTGTCCAAAATTGTATTTCACCAGGACTTATCGGAAATCTTTTTTGGTAACTCAACATTTGGTCATAAAGTGGTGTACAATCTTCATAAATTTTTTTCCATAGTTCTTTTGTCGTGTTTTTCAACAAATACTGACCACCACCTGAGTTAAGTTGGTTTTCTTTTATAGTATTAACATCAATTCCTATAATATCACTCATTTCTCTCAAAAGTTGACCTTTTTGTGAGTTTGGATGTCTTCCTTCATATCTTTTACAACAATCCATAATGTAGTTGTAACCAATATAACCGATTGTATCTGATAAATAATTTATTTCATCTTTGAGTAATGAATTGAAATCAGGTAATTTTCTGAATACAATATCAGCATCGTGTAAAAAAATATTTCTACTTAAAATCGGAAACTCCTCAATTAATTTGTAAACTAAAAATGGTTTTATGTTAGGTATATAATGTTTTTGTTTTCTATCATCTAAATAATGATGAACATTAATTCCTAAATCTTTTAAATTTAAGGATTCATCACTAGGTTTGGTATTACCATAAACCATTGCAAATACAACGTGTATTTGATTTGGATTGATTCCCATCTCAATAAAGTTGTGAACATAAACTCTTACTTGCCAATGAAAGTAAGGAACATCTGGTTGTGCTGATACAAAAATTAAATCCTCCATAATACAAAATTATAGAGGATTATTTGACTTTATAAATAATATAAAACATCCGCAGCCCCAATAAAAGTAGCATTTGCACCTAATGGTGTTATACATAACCACATTTCATCTAAAGTACCATTAACATTTGAACCAACTCTTATTTGATTGTCATCTAATTTAGTGGTCGTTAAAGCAGATGTACCAGCCTGACCAATTAATGATGTCATTACGTGTCCTGGTGTTGTTATTGTTGGAGTTCCATCACTTAAAGAATATTGAAAAGGTGAGTTAGGTATATCAGTCCAACTTGGCGTTGAAGATAATGTTGGATTGAATTCTATAGTCAACAAGTAATTATCGTTTGAAGTGTTTAAGATACTGATTGTGTCAAACTGAGATGTTACACCAATGTAATTTTCTTTTAATCTATAGCCAATATATGGGTATTTTGTACCTGAGGTGGCCATCGTAGTTGTTGCGGTATGTGGAATTGAAACCGTAGAATACAAACCATTCAATGCACCTTCTGTAGATACTTGAGAACAAATCATATCAAAATAACCTGAACCAACACCAACTTGTCTTATTTCATATCTAATTGGTTGATTCGGTGAAGACATATATACTGTTGGAATATTGTTAGCAGCAGTATAATCAATAAAATATATTGTTTGACCTGATAAAACCATACCAAATCTCACTCTACCTACACCTAACCATTGATAATCTACAGTCATTAGATTTGTTTCAGCCCAATCAAAATTATTTGGGTCGAATTCGGTTGAGTTCCAAGTTGTTGAGTCAGCACTAAAAGTACAAGAACCACTTAAGAATATATTAAATGTTATTGCGCTAGTAACACCATTACTTTCCAAAAAGTAACCATCAAATACTGAATTATATGGTGACCCTGTTGTTGATTGAAAACACCCAACTCTTTTAATAACATTGGATTCAATTTGAAAATTACTAAAACTTCCCTCAAACAACTGACTTTTACCTGGTTGGTAAATTGGATGTGTTTTAGTTTTACGAATAACTAAATCATTGTTAGCTGATGTTGACATTCTAACTCTTGCGTATTGTTGACTAAATACGGATGTTGCAGTACCAGCAGTTACCTCACTAACCTGAAGTGGATTTTTATCAAATGTATGTTTAATATCCAAAAGATTTTGGACTGCGGCAGTCCTTAATCTACCGAAAGCGTCTAAGTTAGGTCCATCTGAATATTTTATTGAGTTATTAAAAATGTATGCCATATTATATTATCCACCAATTATTATTTCTTGCCACAAATGAAAGTGACATATAGTTTATGTTCATATCAACGTAAGCGTTCCCATCAATTGTACCCGAAGATGGTGTTATTCTTATTCTATAAGTACTTGCATAACCACCTTCGTCTTTGATTGTTAATTTATATCCTTGAATACCTGAGGGTGAAAATAAAGTGACATCAACATTACCTGAGTAACTTATTCCATTATAACTATAACCTGTAACTAATGTAATAGCTGAAGTTGATATACCAGTTGTTGATTCGGTGGAAGTACCTACACCTATAACATTAAAAGTACCACCAGTATTATTTACAAGTGTCAATGTTCCCGCCGAAAATGTACCACCAGTAACCCTTATGTCCGTTGGTAAATTTTGATATGTCGTTGCTGATATTGTTCCACTACTAGTTGTTCCCGTGACTGATAAATTTCCATTAATTGTTAAACCAGTCATAGTATTAACATTTACAGAAAATGAACTTCCATCACTTTCAGATAAAGTAAATGTATTATTATTGTAAGTAAAAGCGGTAACACTTGTGTCTGTAAATCCTGTAACAAATCCTGAAACTGAAAAAGTACCACCAGAACTATTAGTAAATGTTATTACACCTGTTGAGGAATTATAAGTACCACCTGTAATGTATACCGATTGTACTAAATTAGTTACTTGTTGGATTGTTGCTTTATATGATGAACCTGCAGGATTTTGCGATGTATCACTGGTATTAACAATATGTATTAAATCAGTGAATGTTACTCCTGTTGCTAAAGTTCTATCGGTAAGAAATGCCATTTTATTTTTTTATATAAATAGTTAGGACATAAAGAAATATGGAACACCATCCATAAAAAAGAAATCTTGTAAATCCATAAAGTCCTTATTATCATCACTACAATATAAAACTTTGAATTTCTCACAACCATCACTTGTAATTACCTTAATACCCAAAGCTGGTGCAGTTTTGAATTGTTGTGGAAGTGCAAATAAATTATTTAAAGGTACGTTTGTATCAATGTACGCAACCAAAACACATTGAAGGCCATATACATCACAAATATAAACTGTATAGGGAAAATTAAGACCAAAAATGGATGAAAATTCTAAAGTAGTCATTTGAATAGTTACTTTAGATAAATACTACATTTTATATAAACTAAAATCCACCATCAATCAAAGTACCTCCTTTACCTGTATCACCAATAGTTGAAATACAAATAGTACAATTTTCGAAGAAACTTACACCTGAAGTTGGAAAACTGTTTCCTGACAAATAAGTTGAAGTTGAACCCAAAGGTAACGTTGGATATGTGGTTGAATAAGAAATAAATTTCCAACATTGTCCATTGTATGGTGAACTTGATAAACTGAATACTTGATTTGGAGTATATGTCGGACCTGGTAAAGTTTGTATTACATATTGAGTTGGGTCAGAACATCTCTGATACAAATAATAACCAACTGCTTGTGAAGACGTTGGAGTAGGTGTTAATGTTGGAGTGATGGATGGGGTTGGTGTAATTGTAGGGGTTGGGGTTATATCAGGAGTACAAACACTATCACAACTTGACAAACCAGTGATACTTCCCAAAGGACCATCAACCAAATCTATTTGGTCAACACCGATTACGTCTAATTCTATACCTAAGAACACAACACACTTTGAAACACCATTTATATTTGCCTTGAATATATCTGATTGTGTTAAAGTACCACCTGATGGTAATATTATTGGATTTACAGCATAATATAAACTACCATTTGAACAATCAACGAACTTCTTACTCGAAGGACATTCTAATATTCCAATTACTGGATTAAAGGTAACTGTTCCTGAGATATTACAAGGTCTTGTCACTTCAGGTGTCATTGTAGGTGTTACACTTATTGTTGGTGTTGGAGTTGGTGTATAACCAGTAATTGTTGCATCCAATGCTCTACCACCACAAGGGTCACTTGGTGTTGGTGTTGGAGTTATTGTTGGTGTTAAAGAGATTGTAGGTGTTACACTCGGAGTAGGAGTAACTTCACAATCAAAAACCGCAGTGAAATCTAAAACTGAACAATTTACAGTTGGTGTTGGTGTTGGTGTTGGACATGCTCCACTGAAAACATAATCATCACATAAATCGGGACAACTTGAGTTACAAGGATATGGTCCTTCAAGTAAACAAGAGCCACCCAACGTAGTCGATAAACACCAAGTACCTCCAGTTGTAAAATATATAAAGTCACCATTCGTTGTTCCAGACCAATATGTTTCACTATTATATGTACCAGCAGACAAGTAGGTGTCATCATAACCTAAACCTGTGTCACTTATACAATATATGGGTGGACAACCCAAACAAGAAATTAATTCACTAAAAAGATTAATTGAAGAACCTGTTAAATCCGATAAACAATTTAAAGCATTATCAATAGTTGTTGTAGTAAATGATGGACAATAACTTGTTGTTAATGAACCAGCACCCCTTGGAACTGATGTGGTTAAATTTTCTATTTCCCAATCATTAGTGTCCCAATACATTACCATAAAGTCACCATTGATATTTGTAAACGTATAATATTGTCTGCCATTTATAATACCATCATTGTATAATCCTCTATAATAATAACCACCTGAATATTCGATTCCAAGTAATAGACAACATTCATCTATATTACATTGATATGTATTTGTACAATCAACACAATCTGTAAAAATAACTGGAATTGCAAAATCCATTTGTAATGCTGTCACATATGGATATGATGCTGCGTCACCATCGTCTGTAATGTTATGACATCCATAACTAACGTTAGTACTATTAGTAAAAGCTGCAAAGTAGACATAATATGACGCACCTGAAAAACCTGATAACGAATTAGGAATTTCGACAGAAAATGAATCAACAGAACAACATGCAGAAAAATCGTAGGTTAAATCTAAAGTACCTTGTAATTGTACATCCAAACCCACATAAGTTGAACCAGTAACGGATTCATCAGCTGAAATATAAAATGTTTGACTTGGTGGTATATTAATTATAATATTACTACCTTGAGAATCTATGAATGTGAATCCACTATATAATGTAGAACCTGTGTTTGCAACAAAAAAGCCGTAATTAGCCATTATTATTATACTACTAAATTGGAGATTATTTCACAATTATTATCGTCAACAACCTTAAGATTATATGATAATTGACCATCCAAAATGAATGGGACATCAAAAGAATATGTTCCACCAGTTATGGTTGAAACATATACACAAGTTGTAAGGGGGTCATCACATAAATAAATGTCGAAGGGTGTAGCCCCAGTTACTCCATTTATTGTTATCGTTGTTGGCATTTGACAAAATTGTTTTTTATAAATATATTAGGTAGTAAAACTTTGTGAATATTATGGCTGACGACAATGAAATAATAGTAGATTTACTCAATGACATATTTGGAAAGGAAAAACAACATTACGAGTCCAAATGTCAAGTTTCATACAATTGCCCTAATTGTGATGAAGGTAAAAATAAGGGTAATTTGGAGATTAATTATTTCAAACATCTATTTCATTGTTGGAGTTGTGGTGATACGGACAATATGCACGGGTCACTTGGAAAGTTAATAAAAAAATATGGTAAAAAGTCACATTATAAAACATATTCCATATTAGCTCCAGAAGAAAACAAACCATTACAAAGAAAGAAAGTTGAAAAACTAAAATTACCTGAACACTTCAAGAAGTTCAACGAAGTTTCAAGTATCTATCCTGTAAGGAGACAAGCCTACAACTATCTAATGAATAGAGGTATTACTGATGAAATTATTGAAAGATATGGTATTGGATTTTGTGATAATGGTAGTCACGCAGGTAGAATTATAATACCATCATATGATAATAAAAATGAATTAAATTATTATATTGCGAGAAGTTGGGATTTACATACAAAAGCTAAATATAAGAATCCTGAATCGGAAAAAGATAAAATCATATTCTTTGAGAGTTTGATAGATTGGGAAAAAGATATTACCTTGGTTGAGGGAGTATTTGATTCTATCTTTATACCAAATAGTATACCAATGTTGGGGAAACATATGAGTTCGTTATTATTTAATATCTTGTACGAGAAAGCCAAAAGAAATATAACAATTGCATTGGATGGTGATGCCTATGATAATGCGGTAAGTTTATACCACGAGTTAAATGGTGGTGAATTATATGGAAGAATAAAGATTGTAAAATTACCACTTGATAAGGACATCGCTGATTTGAGGGGAAACATAAATGAATATTACATAACAATAAGATGACAGATTTATATAAAGTAAGAGATGAGATATTGGAAATAGTGGGGAATAGACAAAAAGAACTACAACTTACATTTGAGGAAGAAGCTCATAAATATACAATGTTGGATATCAATGGAAAACTGAAAGATGATTGGTATTCCGTATCAAAGATTATTAAAAAATATTACGATGAGTTTCCAGCTGAAGAAATTGCATTAAAAAAGGCCAAAGGTGATGTTGAAGAACAACAAAAATTATTAAAAGAATGGGCTGATGCTGGTACATATTCTACTAACTTGGGGAGTAGAACCCACTATTTGTTGGAACAAAAATCATTGGAAATGTTTGATATCGAAAAAGAAGTTAGACAACCCATATTTGATTGTGATTTTGAACAAATATTGAAGAGTGATAGAATGGTTAGTGCTGGTGGTAATTATTTGGAATTAATGAAAGAAAGAGGTGCGGTTTTACTAGATACTGAAATGGTATTAGGTGATAACGAATTACAATATGTTGGACAACCCGACCAAATGTGGTTAATTGAAAATAAAGAAAAAAACCAAATAGGTATTTTCTGTGGTGATTATAAAACTAACAAACCAAAAAACTTTGAATCTAATCAATTTACCAAACCAATGAAGTATCCCTTCAATAAGTTACCAAACAATGCTTTGGGACACTACTATATCCAACTTCCACTATATTTAAGATTATTATTTAAAATGTTGAAAGGAAGTAAGTATGAAAATATTGGACTATTTGGGGCAATTATAGTATTATTGAAAGACGATGGGACATTTGAAGAATTTAGAATACCAACATCGGTTATTAATCAGGTAATGAATTTGAAAATCTTTTAAAACAAAATGGAATTGGAAAACGAAGTATTAATTGAAAGGGAGAAGGAATATCTCGATGACTTGAAAATGGTGCTCAAAAAATTAAAAAAGAAATACACATTTATTTATAATGGTGTGAAGTTTGTCTCTGATAGGGAAATTATAGGTGTTGAACCTGAGACATATAAATTAATTTACAAAAACAACAATTAAAAAATGGAAAACCAAAAATTAGAATCAGTTGAAGTTTCAGTTTATGAATCTTTTACAACTTACCTTAGAAAAAAACCATTGGTTATTAACATTACAGATTATCCTGAATTGGATGGTATGGATGAAGACCAAATCCAAGCTTATATTTTGGAAAATGGTTGGGATATGAAACCTATGGATGGTAATGTTTATGAAAGTTTGATGGAAGAACTTAATAACCAAGATACCGAATGGGATAAAATTGATAATGAAGATTTTAATATAATTGTAGAATAATATGGATAACCTAATTAATACAGAACAAAACCTACCAAAAATTGACCTTAAAGAACAACCAACTATTACCTGTGAGGAGTGTGGGTCAAAATACTTTAAAGAAGTAGTTCTAATCAAAAAAGTTTCTAAAATGTTAACAGGTAGTTTTGAAGATACCTTAGTACCATTCCCAACTTATCGTTGTGATGATTGTGGACACGTTAATCCCGACTTCGAATTATTTGATAAATGATAGATAACAAGATATTATTGGAAACTTATATGATTGGTTTCTCTGACGAGTTGAAAGGTGAAACAAGGGAATTCAAAGACCCAATGTTAATAAGAGCATATGAGTTGGGAAAAGTTGATGCCTTTGTTGGTGATGATGTTATGTCCGTTAATTACCAATCTGACGAACATTTATTAAAACGAATTAAAAATTATGATTAAAAAATTGGTTCATTTCTCAGATTTGCATTTGAGATTAATTAAAGACCACGACCTATATAAAACAATCCTTACGGATATGTTTAACCAATTCAAGGAAATACAACCTGATAGAGTCGTATTTACAGGCGACCTAGTACATAGTAAAAATCAAGTCAGCCCTGAACTTATTGAAATGGTAAGGTGGGTATTAGATGAATGTTCAAAGATTGCCAAAACAATTGTTATTGTTGGTAACCACGATATGTTGGAGAACAACTTATCACGATTAGACACATTAACCCCCATCATCCAATCAATGGACAATGACAATATTGTTTATTATAAGGATAGAGGTGTATATCAAGACGAAAATATAGATTGGGTTGTTTATTCATTATTTGAACATAACATTCCACCAGTTATAGAGAAGTCAGACAGATTAAAGATTGGGTTATTTCACGGACCTATTGTTGGTTTATACACAGATATTGGATATAAGTTTGAGACAGGATATGAGGTCAGTAAGTTTGAAGGATGTGATATTGTTCTATGTGGTGATATACATGCCAGACAAACGATTTATTTGGATAAAACACCAATAATCCAAGTAGGCTCAACAATCCAACAAAACTTTGGGGAATCTTTACGGAAACACGGATTTGGAATATATGATGTTATTAAAGATGATTATTCATTTGTTGACTTGAATAATCCTCGACCATTCCTTAAGTTTGAGATGAACTCATTTGAAGATATTATTGATGGAAAAGAAAAATTACTTAACGCTTAATAAACAAAACCAAAAAGATTTAACTGATTATTGTAAGTTAAATAATATTGAAGATGTTGATAAGTTCTTCCAGAAATGTTTTAAGAGGGGATATGATATTGAAAGATATGGATTGATTGGAAATACAAGTGAACCTGAAAAAATAATAGAATATGTTGAAAAAGAAGTTCCTATTGAGGTTGTTAAATATATCGAGAAAGAGACAATTAGAGAAGTCCCAATCGAAGTTATTAAAGAGGTTGAAAAGGAGGTCATTAACACAGTCTATGTCGAGAAGGAAGTCCCAATCGAAAAGATAGTTGAGGTAATAAAAGAAATACCTATTTACATATCAGGTGACACTCAAATTATTGAAAAGATAATTGAAATTCCAATTGAGGTTATAAAAGAAGTTGAAGTAGTTAAGGAGATTGATAAACCAAATGAAAAGATGGGGATGTTACAAGAAACCTTGATGAAACTGAGAAGGGAAATGGGGGATAAAGACAAAACAATTACAGAACTCAACAATAAGATTGAACAATTAGAGAAATTGGTATCAAACACTGGTGCCATATATATGAAAGGGTCAAACCTCAGTCAAAATCTTTAATTTTTTATTAGTCCCACTATTTTAATATAAAAAAGTAGTGGGATTTATTTACTTCATCAAAGACAACGCAAATCAAGTTAAAATAGGTTACACAAAAAGAAATGTAAAAGATAGGGTTAAAGAGTTGAACTCGCCAAATTTAATTACTATACTTGAATACGAGACAAAGTACCCCACACAACTCGAAAAAGCATTACATTTCAGGTTCAAAAAACATAATATTGAAAGAGAATGGTTTTGTTTGGATGACTTCAAGGTTGAAGAACTGAAACAGATATGTGAAATGTTGAATGAGGGACTTTGTGCAATAAAAGAAAACAATTATTTCAAATTATGATTTCAGTACAATTAATTACTTGGTTTATCCTATCTTACGGATTAATGAACATTATGGTTTATGGAAGTATATTCCAAGGACTTAGAGATTTCTTCAAGAATCTTGGAAATAATCCGTATCAACCATTCCAATTCTTTTTCCACTTCATTGATGGTATTTTATCTTGTCCAATGTGTTTCAGTTTTCACGGAGGATGGTTTTTATCATTGGTAATATTCTCACCTGTTCATATATTGTTTGGAGTTCCTATTTGGGGTTCTTGGTTCTTTGATGCTATTTTATCATCAGGTGCTGTATGGGCAATCAATGCAATCGTTGAATATTTTGAGGAAAATAGACCATCTAAATAATTAAAAAAAATTAAAATGAAGTTAGTAGAGTTTAAATTAGAAAAAGGTTCAGTTTTCGTCAATCCTGATAAGATTGTTTCAGTTAGTGAAAAACCTGATGGAAGGACAGAAATAACAACAACAAATTATAATGAATTTTATAATGTTGACGATAATATCACTAATGTTCTCAAACGATTGGACATTTATGGTAATTTTACAATTTACAAATTAAATCAATAACAAAATGGGAAAGGCAAAAAAAGAACACAACAGAAAGATTGCAAAAAGAAACGAAAGAATTGCTGCAGAAAAGAAAAAGTTCCAAAAACAATACACTGAATTGTTGGAACAAAAATTGAAAGAATACCAGGCAAAACTTACAGAAAACGAACAATTAGAAAATGAAATGAAAATCTCTTTAGGTGGACAAGATTTGAATTTCTCTATTGTTGACCCAAGTGAAATAGAAGTACCAACCACAGAAGAAAACCAGTAACATCCCTATGGATTTATTCAATCCACCCCCAGATTACAATTACAATTTTATGATTAAAGATATTGATTTTAACAAATTTGATAACCCATATATTCAAGTTGTATGGGAGGATTATCCTGAAAACTTTACACAAGAAAAGATAAAGAGTGTTAGACATTACTTCCAAAAGAAGTATAACTCAACTAATGTTAATGTAATAACCAAAACTAAATCTAGTGAGGTTACAACACAAACAATTGATGTATCATTCAATATCTTGGATAAGAACTATCAATATGTATTGGTAAAATCATTCTTGGAAAACAAAAATCTAACAAATCTAACAGAATCCATTCTTAATTTGGATAAAGCTGTTGATAGTAGATTATTATTAAATGAAAGTGAGATATCACCCTTTAAAAGATGGTATATCAAAAACATTGAGTTCTCCAATTTCTTATCGTATGGTGAAAATCAAAAGATTGATTTTGATAAGTGTAATGGTATCTCGGTGGTGGAATCAAATCCCCCTAACTTTGGTGGGAAAACGGTTTTAACAGTGGATTTATTGTTATTCTTATTCTTCAATGAAACAACCAAAACATCAAAAGCTGAAGAAGTTTTCAATAGATTTTCTAGTAAGGATAAAGTTCACGTCAAAGGTGAAATTATCATTGATGGTGATGAATATGTTATTGTTAGAAATATTGAAAGAAAGAAGAAAAAAGATGGGGATTGGAATGTAAAAACTGAATTAGATTTCTTTAAGAAGTTATCAGATGGAACATTACAGAACTTCACAGGAGAACAAAGGAGAGAAACTGAAAGTTTCATTAAAACTTCTATTGGTACGAAGGAAGATTTCTTAATGACAATTTTAACTACGGCAACAAACCTTGAAGAGTTAATTGACTCTAAACCCACAGCAAGAGGGCAGGTATTGTCTAGATTTATGGGGTTGGACTTTATTAAAAAGAAGGAAGACACTGGTAAAGAAATCTATTCAGAGTTTTCCAAGTCAATGTTATCAAATGTATATTCAAGTGAAAAGTTGAAATCAGACAATGATGGATACAAAGAAAGAATTGAATTACTACAAACGGAAAACATTACCCAACAAAACAATTTGATTGATGTTCAAAATAGGATAATCAAAGGACAAGAATATAGAGATACATTACTAAAATCCAAACATACGGATATTGATATTGAAATCTCGAATATTGTTCCTGAGCGTATTGAAAGTGAAATCATCGGGATTAAAACCCAAAAACAAAGTGTTGAAAAACAATTAAAAGAACTCAAAGTGGTTGAACCAACAGAGTTTTACTCGGAACAAGAACACGACTGGTTAAAAGATGAACACAAACATTATTACAAAAAGATTGTCCAATTAGAACAAAATATTAAATCGATTGAAAGTTTAAAATCTTCAGTTGATGGTGGAATTAAATGTGAACATTGTGGTATTGAATTGATGATGGCCTCAATAACCCAAAACAAAATTGCTGAACTTGAAGGACTTATCATTCATAAAACCGAAAATGAGGTGTTAATGAATGATTTAATAATCAGAGAAGCTAAGTATGTTCAGTTAAAAAAAGAATTTGATGAGTATGAGAAAAACAAACTTATCAAAGAAAAATATGAACTTACAATTGAGGGTTATCTGATGAAAATCAAAGGATTGGAAGATAAGTTGGAAAAGTTTAACTTGTTACAGGATAAAATATCCACAAACAACAAGATTGAAACCCAACTTATCAAAGCCAACCTAAGATTAGATGAACTAGATAGAGAAAAATCATCAGTTCAAAGAATATTGGATTCTAACAACTATCAAATTCAAAGTTTAAAAGATAAGATTGAACAAAATATCCAAATGATTGAGAAAATCAAAGTTGAAGCTGAAAAAGAAAGAATCTATAAAGTTTATTTGGAAATCTTTGGAAAGAATGGTATATCTAAAACAATAATGAAAACAATGATTCCAATGTTGAACTCTGAGTTACAAAGATTATTGGAAGATAGTTGTCATTTTAGATTGGAAATCAACATAAATGACAAGAATGAGGTTGAATTTGTTATGATTGATAACAACACCCAAGTTGAGAAATTAATGTCCTCTGGGTCAGGTTATGAAAGAACCATAGCATCATTAGCATTGAGAGCTGTATTGACAAAAATATGTTCTTTACCAAAACCGAATATTGTTGTTATGGATGAGGTATTTGGAAAGATATCAAACGAGAACTTGGAAATGGTTGGTGAATTTTTCACTAAAATTAAAAACTATTTTGAAAAGATATTCGTTATAACCCACAATCCATTGGTTAGTAATTGGGCTGACAACATTATAAAGATTACCAAAGAAAACAATATTAGTAGTGTGAGTCAGTAAAAATAAAATGGTGAGAAAAAAACTCACCATTTTTTCTTTTAACAGAAATATTATTCTATCTTTGTATCCAACAAAAACGGCATAACAATATGAAATACCTACTTTCAATTTTCATCGAACACAACGAACAAGAATTATTTGTAAAATCTATTGGTAAGGAGATTAGTACTATCTCATCCAAAAATGGTGTAAAATACTTTTTCGGCCCTCAGACAGCATTATTCACTTTCGAAACGAAACTTTCTTTTGAAGGTGTAAAAAACTTTTTTGACTCAATCCTAAGTGATTTGTCAATAACACATATCCTTGTCCCAATAAAAACTGACAAAATGTCATATTGGTTCGAAAAAGAACACGAGAAACTATTGTTTGGTACGGATATTTGTGCAACGAATGAAGAATATTCAGAGGAAGAACAAGAAGAAATGAGAGAAGCAATTTTGGGTGACTTAACCAAAATCTTTGAGAAAGAAATTATCGAAGAAAATAGAGTCAAACAAAAAATTGTTCCTACCTTGGATGACCTTTTGGATAAGATTAATATGAGTGGGTTGAACTCACTAAATGAAGAAGAAAAAGATTTGTTAAAACAATATTCAAAATAGCATGAAAGAAAAAAATTCAGGTATTCCAATCAATCAAGAAGAGATTCAACAATATCTCAAAGACATTAGAAAGAAAAAAGTTATGACTCCTGAGAGAGAGAAGGAATTATCCTCTTTGATGAAATCAGGTACATTAACATCAGGTGATGTGGACAAAGTCCATAAAGAACTATTGGAGGGTAATCTTCGTTTTGTTATTACAGTTGCAAAACAATATCAAAATCAAGGATTGGATTTGGCTGACCTTATTGCTGAAGGTAATTTGGGTTTAATGAAGGCCATTAAGAACTTTGATTGGAACAAAGATTTGAGATTTATATCCTATGCCGTGTGGTGGGTAAAACAATCAATCCTACAAAGTTTAAATGACAATGCAAGAACCATTCGTCTCCCTGTGAATGTGGTTCAAGACCTCCATAGAGCCAAGAAAGAAATTGACGCCAAAGGTGGGGAGTTAGATAGTAGATTTACCAGTCTTCCATCTATGGTTGATTTGGATATGGAAATCAATGAAGAAGGAGATAATCTATTCGATGTATTGAAAAATGATGACGCTGATATGCCTGATGAAGCATTTCATACCAAGGACATTTTAAGAACAAAACTATTAGGGTTATTGACTTGTTTGGATGAAAGGGAACGAGCAATCGTTGAGGACTATTTTGGCCTATCTGGTTCACCAAGAACATTGGAAGACATCGGTGGTGATTTTAATCTAACGAAAGAGAGAGTGAGACAGATAAAGGAAAAGTCATTGAGAAAGTTGAGAAACCTATCAGGTGACCTATTTGAATGGATGTAATTAATAAACAATTAATATTTATAAAAAAAGAAAGTATGAAAACAATAACTGAATTTTTGGGGAAACACGGATTGATTATAGCATTAGTTCTAGTTTTAATTTCTACTTGTACAGGAAGTATGAGTAAAAAACTAAGTGAGAAGAAAATGTTGAATCAAATCGATAGTTTAAGAACTGAAGTAGTAATTTTGAAACAAGAACTACTAAAAGAAATTAAAATTGAAGGATTGAAAGCTGAGAAAAGAATGATTCAATCAACAGACAGAAAAATCCTTGATGTTAATAGACAAGCTGAAATAGACAAAGAACTTCAGCAACTTGAAAAATGAAAATAATAATCACGGAACAACAATTAGAAGAAATAAATAGATTTCAGATGAGAGATGACCCCAAATATAGGGGTTGTCTTATGTCTGACCTAACCAGAATGGAGTTGATTGATAACTTCCTAAAAAAAGTTGAAGACAATCCTGAATATAATACTGAAGACCCTGATTATGATATGTTATTAGATGATTGGGATGGGTATGATGACCAGGTATATATTCAAAATAAAGATACCTCAATTGTATTTTGGGAAGGTTGGGTTGATAGTTGTTGGAACGCAGCATTTAAAAAAGAACAATATAAAGGATTAGAAAAATCTGAAGTTATTGACAAAATAATAGAGGAGAGATTCCCAAGGATTGCCGAAGAATTTGGTATGGAAATAATTGACTATGGGTATATTGATAACGATGGTTATATTATGTATATTGAAATGAAAAAACAAAATAATGAATAATTTATTTACTTGGATTAAAAAAAACCCCATCCGTTCAATGTTCTTAGTCCCCATCTTCTTGGTGGCTGGTATATCTATATCCCATGTGGTTGCATGGTATGACATTACGAATCCATTTAGTTGGGCAATCTACCTTTCAATAGCTATTGAGATTGGTGCCATAACAGCACTGATTGCCGCTACACAAAGAATTAAGGGTGGAGTATGGTTTATGTTCGGTTTGGTAACATTCGTTCAAATGGTGGGAAATATATTCTATTCATATAAAGAGATTGACCCGACAGGAGAACTATTCACATCTTGGGTTGAACTCACATCTCCAATATTTGAATTATTTGGAACAGAACCAACTGATATAATTGCACATAAAAGATGGTTGGCAATATTAGGTGGGGGACTTCTTCCTGTGATATCTCTAACCTCATTACACTTCTTTGTGAAGTATGAAGAAACTGAAAAACCAGTTGTTAAAAATGATGTAATAGACAAGGATTTGGAAATAGCTTCTTTGTTTGACTTAGAAACAACTTTGGAACAAGAAGAAAAACCTAAAGTAAAAAGGGGTAGAAAAAAGAAAGAAATCGTGGAACAATGGGAAAATAGTGGAATATTAGATGAACTAAAACCTATGGGTGAGACATCACTAATTCCAATAGTTTTAGAACCAAATCAAGAACAACAAATTGATGAAATTGAAACTAATGAAATAAAAGAAGAAATACCGGTAATACCAACTCGTCCAACAAAACTGACATACACTAAGCCAAATGTATCCATAGATAGATTATGATGGATTTAATCAAATATGGAGATTTTAAACCTTCAGGTAAACAAAAGAAAAAGAACCAAATAATTCTTACACACACAAGTAGAAATGTGGAGAATTATTTGGCTTCTTTACGTTATAGACATAATGGGAAATATAAAAAAATACCAAACTACATTGTTACAAAAGAAGGTAAAATTCTCAAACTTTTGGAAAACAATGAACATACTGAATATTTCTCCGAAAAAAATATTAATAGAAATAGTATTATAATTTGTTTAGAAAATTTGGGTTGGTTAGAGAAACAACCATTAGAAAACCAGTATGTTAATTGGGTAGGTGATATTTATAAAGGTAAGACGTTCGAGAGAAAATGGAGAGATTATTTTTTTTGGGAACCGTATCCTGAAATACAAATTCAATCATTAACAATTCTTTGTAAATCAATAATGAAAGAATTGAGAATATCAAAAGATATAATCGAACATAATACAAAAATAAATGGTATCGAAAAATTCGATGGGATTGTAACTAGAAGTAATTTTGACACATACTTCACTGATTTAAGTCCTGCATTTAATTTCGAAGATTTTAGAAAAAAAATAGAAAATGAATAATTCACACGATGAGATAAAAAGATTGTTGAAAGCATCGAGAACAATGTTATCAACGAAAGATTCTATCAATGAATCTTTTAATATTAGAAAAAAATACAACTTGTTATCTGAACAAGAAATTGAGTTCGAAGGTGATAATGTTACAAAAAAAATTAGTGTTGGTGATTCAATCGAAGATAATATAAAAAAAGACGAAGAAAAAAAACGTAAAGACGAAAAAACACAAGGTTTTAGAATATCTGGTGGGATATTGTATTTACATGGAGAAAGTGAAAAGGAATTAATTTTGACTTCTGATGAGAAAAAAGCTTTTCAAGAAACTATGGAAGAGTTTGTTAATGAAGTATCAAATTACACAGATTTCGGCCCTTTAAATGTATATAAAAACGATGTTACTTGGGAAGGTTTAATTAATGACTTTGGATTAAACTTTAGATATTCTACTGCAGAAAAAGAAGGTGTCTATATTGAAGGTGATATGATTAAAGTTGACAAAAGTTTCATAGAATTTGCTCAAAAACTTAATAGTTACTATGAAAAATTCAAATCAAAATGGGTATCAATAATAGGAACTAGAAAAGAAACCAAAATAAACCAAGATTTTGATTTTGAAGATTAATATGAGCATAATAAAAAAAACAATCAAAAAATCTAATATTACTGATTTAATTGGTAATACAAAAATGAATTTACCAATAGGTAAACTTTACTCAATGAAAAAAAGTGAAGCTAAAGAATCTAAAAAATCAGGTGTGACTACTACTAAAAAAGATATGACTGAAAAATGGAGTCAAAAATACAAAGATAGTATTGATTGTTCCAACCCCAAAGGTTTTAGTCAAAAAGCCCATTGTGATGGAAAGAAGAAAAAGGAAACTAAAGAAGCAAATGGTGCTGGAAGTGCTGGTGGATTTGTTGCACCATTAGCTTTCAATCAAAATAGTAAGTTTGTTAAAGATAGTTTTAAAGAAACACCAAAGAAAGTAGAAACAAAAGAAGCGACAGGTTCAGGTTCTTCAGGGTCTTACGAAACACCTGCAGCTTGGGCTATATCAACAAAAAAGAAGGATTGGAGAGGTAAAAGTAAGACACTATTCCCTGGTGGTCAATTTGTTCAGGTTAAGAAAAAATGTAAAACCTTTCCATATTGTAACCAAGGAGATATCAATGCTTTAAAACTTACAAATGAAAGTGATGTTTCTAAAACAATATCTAAATTGAGTAAAAAGTATAATGTAAGTGAAAATTATATTCAAAAACTAATTATCAAAGAATATCGTAAAGGAAAACTATAATATTTATATTAAAAAACTAAAAATGAAAAATACACAAAAATATTTAGAAACTTTAATTAAAAAATCAATCAATGAAACTTTGGAAACCAAAGCTATTAAATTGATGGATAAAATTAAAGAAATGGAAATGGAAGAAGGATTTGATAGTCCTGAGATTAAGTTTGATAGAGGTGGTAAAGATTATGACAAATATGAGTTCAGTAGAAAAGTAAGACCATATGAGTTTATGAAAGATTTGGAAATGGACTCACTTACACCTGATGAATTTGAATATCAAATGTATACTAAAGACATCGACTTAGATGATGAACTATATGGTGATGATGAGGACTTAGACCCATTTATCGATGGTGATGATGACGACATCGAACCAATCAATGAAGGAGAAATGTGTGAACAATGTGGCGGTGGACTTAGTGAAGGTGAATGTATGGAATGTGGTTACAGACAAATGGAGGAAGAAACATATGATTTGAATCCTGAAAACGAATTTGATTATGTTGAAGAAGAGGAAGAATTTGATTTATCAGATTTTGAAATTGAAGATGACTCTGAAGTATCTATGAAAGACAAAAAATATGGAATAGGTTCTGATGTTGATGATGACGATGTTGTCCGTGGTTATTGTAGTCAAGAAAGTCCAAAGTACAATATGGATGCTTGTAAAGCAGTTAAGGGGGCTATTAATGAAAGATTATATGGTAAACAAACCAAATTGGATAAAAATAAAAATGGTAAAATTGATTCAGACGATTTCAAATTACTAAGAAAAAACGTAAACAAAAAAAGAAAAGATAAAGCTGAAGTTGAAGAAGGTAATGCTTTCACAGCTAAATTAGCTAAAACAAAAAAAGGTGGGGAGTTCGAACTAAATGGTAAAAAATTTAAAGATACATCTAATTACGATATGAAAAATGAAAGTATAGAATATCACATTAAAGATAATCAAGGTGACATAATTAAATTAACTGAAAATGAAATAGTTGATTTAATTGAAAGTTTAGTAAATGAACAAAAAACACCTGGTTTTAAAACAATTGGTAAACCAAGAGGACTTACAACTTACGAAAAAGCTCATAAAGGTTCTGGTGATGAAAATAAGGAGTATTTGAAATCAGTTACCAAAAAAATGAAAGATTATTTAAAAGATGGGTCAAAGGGTACATATGAAATGAATCCTAAAATGTTCCCACAAGGAAATGGTGAGTTAGCAAAAATGGATAAAAAAGCATTTAAGATGACCGATGAGTTGGAAGATTTCAACTATGAAATTGCAGGACAAAATTTCCCAGTTCCTGATGCAATTGACTATAATGAAGAATGGATGGAGAAATTATTTAAAGGTGATTCTATGACAGGTAATGCACCTGGTGGAAATGCTTTGGAATCTAAAACCAACGATAGGTTCAATAAAATGAGAAAGAAAAACACTCTTAAAAAATTGAAAGACCAATCATATAAGAGAGTTCCACAACCTGTATTTAATGAAAAATCAGGAACAGACCAAGGAAAAGGGTTAAATATAAAATTAGAATCCTTAGAACCAAAAAAAGCTAACCAACTTAATGAAGAATTTGATAGAATCAAACAATTATTAGGTTATGATAGAAAAACTCAGTAATTACATTTTATTATCAGTTATTATATTCTCCATAAGATAAGTTTCTTATGGAGAATTTTTATAACTATGTGACGAAAGTAGTACCATCAGACGAAGTTGATATTTGGTTAAAAATCAACAATATAATACCTGAAAAAATGGAGTTATTTTCTGATTTCAGTCAGTCACTATATGACTTGATGAGAATGACGTATTTAGGTGAAACAACAAATTCTTATGAAACTAAAATAACCTTGAGTGAAGATGATAACCATAAGCATTTTGAGTGGTGTTGGAATAAAACAATCGAGAATTTCAAAAAAGAAGGTTTATTGTTTAACTCAAAAGGCGAACACTACGATTATTTTGATACTTTCTTCAAAGACATTTTCTACTACCAAAAAGAGGAAAAGATTAAGAACTCGGTTAAAGATTTTTTCAGTGATTTATTTGATATAAAAAAACCATTCACAAAATCAGATTTGGATATGATTGGAATTCTTTATAAACTTTTAGATAAAAGTTTAAATGTTTAAAACTAGTTTTTTATTTACATCATCACAAAAAATCGTAATTATTAATTAATAAAATAAATCAAAATGGAGACAATCGAAAAAATCAAAACATTGACAGAAGAACTTTCAGTTGATACTGGTAAATTTTTTAAAGGTAATAACAGTGCTGGTACAAGAGCAAGAAAATTGGCACAAGACCTTAAAAATTTACTACAACAATTAAGAACTGAAATTTTAGAAGAGAGAAAAAAAGAAGAGAATGTTTAATATAGATACTTTATTTCTTTTTTTTAATGTATTTTCTATTCTACTCGTTCTTAGAGTAATCTATAGATTTATAAGTGCCCTATTATCCAATCCTCCAACTAGGTTGATTATGAATAATAGGGAACTTATATTCTTTGGAATCTCATTAGCTTACACAATAACCTATTTCATAAAATTATGAGTTTATACCAAGAATTTTCAGCCTTATTACCATACCTCCAATCAGTAAGAAAATTAAAGAATTATTTATCGTTTGATGTTAGTTTTCCCACAACATGGAAACTACCCAAAAAGTTTGTTGAAGAGGATAAAATAATGGAACAACAATCACCCATTGCTAATGAAAGATTGTTTTCCTATGTCACTGAGATTGATGAGGATAGTGTTCAGAAAGTACACTTGAACATTAAAAATATTATAAAATACAATCTTGAACGTGAGGAAAAAGACAGGTTATTTGAAACAAAAGTGGAGGAACTAAAAAAATTATTTGAAAAACAGAACTTAGATAAATTAAAGGGATTATATTTTGACATTAGTGAACCAACAACAAAAAAAATAGAGTTAGAAGACGATGAAGAACAAATCACTACAACAACAACTTGATTGGTTAGAAAGAGAAAAACAAAAAGATGAATTGATGTTAAATATTGAAAAGAATCAATTAATCAGTCAAATTAAAAAAATAAAAAAAGAGGAAGTTCTACCTCCAAAACCAAAAAAACTAACATTATGGCAGAGAATAAAGAAGGTGTTAATGCCTTAATTGAAAAATTGGCTTTGATATCTGAAGGACTTTCAGAGATATTCCCACAAAGTAAATCAGTAGTTGTATTTTCAATGAATCAAACTGATTTTGATTTCGTTAAGAATCAAGTTTATGATATGTCAAGTTCCGAACAATTCAAAATTGATATATCAGGGATTGAATTTATTTTTTTGAAAGATGTGTTGTTGAATAACGCTGAAGATAGTCAATAGGAAATCCTTTTTCAACTAATAAATTATATAGGTATTTCTTTTGTGGTTTGGATGAATCTTTAACTATTAAACAATCCATTCTTTTTTCTTTTTGAAATTTATTAACTAAACTTTCTAAAAAAATCTCACAATCGTCTTCACACTTAAATGTGAACAAATTTATTTCATCATCTCTTTGAAATATCATTTTGTTGTTTAGTTTTGAAATTAGTTTTAAACCATCCCCCCTCAAATATTTTTTCTCAAAATCACTAAAATAAATTCTTTTCTTATTGGAGTAGTCAACAAACCCCTCTTCAACCCTATAGTTAGAAATGTTTTTTATTGATAAATTTTCATCATCAGTTTCTACTTTAATAGTTCTCCCCAAATTATCCTTAATATATAAATTAATGTTATTCTTTGAGTTTTCCATCAAAGCTAATTCATAATCACATTTTTCTCCATTTTCGGTTTTCTTCTCAAAAAAAACATTTTCACTTGATTCTAATAAACTCTCGTAGTATTTTTTTGCTCTTTGAAAAGTTTTGAATTTGTTGATAATTTTTCTTTTTTGTTTATTTTTAAACAAAACAATAAAATAATTCATAAATAAAATTTTTAAAAAAATAGATAGTTGATGGAAAATCTGTATGATATTTTAGAAGTAAATGAAAATGCGACACAAGATGATATAAAGAAAAACTACAGAAAAATGGCTATGGAACATCATCCTGATAAAGGTGGGTCGGAAGATAAGTTCAAAAAAATATCTGAAGCTTATGAAACACTTGGTGATGAAAATAAAAGAAAGGAATACGATTATAATAGAAAAAATCCACATAGGGGTAGTAGTATATTTGATGAATTTTTTGGTAATTTTCATACTCAAAGAAAAACAACAGTCCCTGACAAGATGGTTGATGTTGAAATTGGTACATTAGAAAGTTTTCTTTCTGTAGAAAAAAATATAACCTATCAAAGGAACTTTGCCTGTGAACCATGTAATGGTAATGGTGGGGACAGACAAACTTGTAATACTTGTGGTGGAGGTGGATTTATTACCAAAACGATGGGTTCTGGTTTCTTTACACAAGTTTTTAGACAAGGTTGTCATACTTGTGGTGGTCATGGATTCACTCTCAGAAATGTTTGTGGTAGTTGTCAAGGAAAAGGAATTCAACAAAGAACGGAAACTATTAAAATAAAACTACCACATGGTGTATCAGATGGTCAATACTTTAGAATGCAAGGTAAAGGTGATTTCATCAATGGCGTTTATGGTAATTTAATGTTAAGAGCCATAATCAAACCAGAATCTAATTTTAATAAAGCCGAAAATGATTTGATTTATAATTCTTTTTTGAATCTAAATGACCTGAAAAAGGATACAATAGAAATCCCTCATCCACAAGGAAGAATATCTGTGAAGTTACCACAAGAATTTGATACCTCAAAATCGTTACGAGTAAAAGCCAAAGGGTTTCAAACAAACCAAATTGGAGATTTAATCATTAATTTACACGTTAAATTTAAAAGATAGACAATATATTTTCAACAATCTTAATTGTACCATATATACTTGCAACTAAAATATATAGGGATAAACCAACTAAATACCATTGTCTGTTAGAGAAACCCTTTTTACATTTACTACAACCTTTTTCCTTTTCCATAGTTTTTTAATTGAAAAGTATTATATTTGTCCCAATAATCAATAATAGTTATTGGGACTACTATTTTTATCACATCAAAGATATTTATTAAGAAAAACCAAAAAAATGAGATTTACTTCCGTACTTAAGAAATTAATTGTTGAAAACTCAAGATTCAAAGTTCTTTATGATAAGATGGTTACCCCATCACAAAAAGCATTAGAAAAAAATCCAAAAGCTAAAGGTTTGATGACCTTTGACATATTAAAAAGAATCATATTTGCTGACCCTGACACCAAAGCACCTGAAAACTTTGATATAGATGGGGCATCGATTGATGATATGGATAAAGTTAAAGTGGGTAAGTTTACACAATGGATGTTGAAAAACTTTGCAGTACCTGCTATGACTGAAGAAATGAAAGCGTTAGACCCCCAATCTAAAGAGTTTAAAAACGCTATCAAAAGTTATAGAGAATTATATTTGGAAGATTTGTTCAAAATGACTGAACAACTTCAATTTTTCGAAAAGGTAAAACAATATCTACCTGAAAACCAAAGGGACATCAATAAATTGACACCAGCTCAATTGAAAGATATATTTGCTAACTTCAAGTTACCTGAGAAGAAACAAAAAGAGATTGAGAAAAAACAAGCTAAGAAGACTAGAGAAGGATTGAAACATGCTGGTGGTCAAATCATTTTTGAAGGAAGTGATTGGGTATTGATTAAAGTTGAGGGTAACAACCCAACTAGTAAAGACGCAGCAATCTATTATGGTGGTTATAAGGATTATAGAGAGGGTGAATCTGACTGGTGTACATCAGCACCTGGTTTGACTTGGTTCGAAAATTATATTAAGAATGGACCTCTTTATGTTGTATTCCCACAGAATGACAATGGTCAAGTTGGTAAAAGAACAGGATTACCTGAAGAAAGATATCAGTTCCATTTCCCTTCAAGTCAATTTATGGACAGACACGATAGACAGATTGATTTAGTAAAGTTTTTGAATGAGAAGGCACCTGAGTTGAAAGATTTCTTCAAAGGGGAGTTTGCAAAAGGTTTGACCACAAAGGGTGGAAAGAAAGTTGAAATTTCTTATCCAAATAGTTCAGCAGGAAAATATGTTGCATTATATGGTTTCGAAGAATTATTCGACAATTTACCAGATGATATTGAACATTTGATGATTAACAATACATCTCAAACACCAATAGGTTTGGATGTGCCTGAATCTTTGGGTAGATTCAAAAGTTTGGATGCTTTGGTTTTACAAAACATATGTAAATCATTACCTGATAGTATTGGAAACTTACAACAATTAAGTTTTCTTTCTTTACCTGATAACAAACAATTAGTATCTTTACCTGAGTCCATTACAGGTTTGGAAAACTTATCTTTTGTTAACTTAAAAGGTTCGAATCCAAGTATCAAAATACCTGAAACATTGAAAGAGAAAATGATGGACCAAGGTGATGGTTTCTATTATGTAATGTAAAAAAATTATATCTATGAATATTGATGTTGAAATATACATTAAGAACTTTATAAACTTCTTTGAGAGCAACCCCAACGAATTGATTGATTTGATTGGTGACGAACTCAAAGAAGTTTTTTATAAAAAGGTAGAGGAACAATGTTATAAGAACCTTGACAATGGTGAGGACATTGTTTTGACTCAAAAACAATTGATTGAAATCGTTGTGGACATTAAGAAGGGAAAACCTGATATGAAGGTGTTATTAACCAATGGTGTCTTTCAAAAAACAAAATATGGATTAATTTCTTTGAATTAAGTTTGGAAATTAGAAAACCTCGTTGTATCTTTGACTTATCAATTACTCACCACTAAAAACTTAAAGATATGACAATCCAAGACATCAAAACAATCGCTCCTGCAATCTTCTCTACTTCTGCTGACCCCAAAATGTCAAACAAGTATTCATTCGTTCCAACAATCGAATTGATGGAAAACTTCACCAACGAAGGATGGCAACTTGCATCTGTAAAACAAAATGGTAAAGGTGCATATGGTGTACACGAACTAAGATTCCGTAATGGTGAATTACCTGCTGTTGGTGACACATTAGTTGAGGCCATCGTTAGAAACTCTCACAACGGAACTACAGCTCTTACAGTTGGCGCTGGTTTATTTAGATTATGTTGTAGTAACGGACTTACAGTTCCAACTTCAACCGCTGAACAATTCACTGTAAGACATATGGGTTTTGACTCTGACGAAGTAAAAAGATTGACTGAGAGCTTTGCAAAGAAACTTCCTCTAATCCAAAACTCAGTTGATAAGATGATGGATAGAATGTTGACTGAAGGTGAAAAGATTGAGTTTGCTAAAAACGCATCAATCATCAAGTGGGGAATGGGTTCAGTCCCATCAACATTAAACCTTGAACAACTTATTACACCACAAAGAATTGAAGATAGTAAAGATGACCTTTGGACAACCTTCAATGTAATCCAAGAGAAGTTCATCAGAGGTGGTGTGGATTACAAATCAAACTCAGGTAGAAAGACATCTTTGAAAGGTTTGAAAAATATTATGGCCTCCAACCAAATGAATACAAAACTTTGGACATTGGCAGAAACATTAGTGTAGTGATTGAAAAATGATGGGGAGAGATTGATTATCTCTCCTCTTTTTTTTATAATTTTACTATGGAAAAGTTATACGATTTTAGTTTATCAAGTTATCATACTATGCTTTACAAAGATTATTGTGAAGTAGATGAAGATATATTATTAGGTGAACATGACTCAGACACACCACCCATAATAGCAAGCTTCAACAAATTCTCATTAATAAGAAAAGAGTTTGATTACGACAAAACTTTATTAGGTGAAGAACCATATGTTGAGAATTATAACAACTTGTTTGCTCATTTGATGTTCAAGAGGTTATCACTCTATGTTGAAAAAAATGAAGATAAAGTTTCAATAAAATTCTTTTTATATTACAAAGGTAGACAAGCTGGAAAAAAATATTTCAAGAAAGATACTATCTGTCATTTTTTAACCTATAACTTCAAACAAAATTGTCTTTATAATGGTCATATCAAAAATTATCATCTTAAACGAAAAAAAAAGAGTCAATTAGGGAAAAACCTTTGGTACAATAAACCAATTCAGTCATTTATTCAAACATGGGTAAATCATACTAGAGGAATGAAATTGAATGACTTTGATAAAATTGAAAAATCAGGTAAAGAAATTAATGAAGCCATTGTATTGTTTTTACAAAATATACCAGATGTAAATCCTGAAAACCACGATTATTCTTACGACAACATTTTATACAAAAGATACTTGGATGGGATTGGTGTTAAAGTACCAAACAACTGGATGTATTTCAACAGAATCTTTCCACAGATAACAAAAAAGATATTCAAGAAATATAACTATAAGTTTGTGGATGCTTTTATGGGTTTAAATGATTTCACTGGTGATAAAATCAAGAGAGTATTACATAGTGTAGAATCAACAGATGGGGTTGAGTCATTAAAGTTTGCACTTGATTTCTTTGGGAAAGATTTCATATTATCTCAACCTGATGTCTTCATTAAAGAAATATTGGAAAGTACATCTTTCTTTATGGATTGGCAAGTGTTTATTAATCACCATAGAATTAGTTTGGTTGACTTCACCAAAACTGAGGTAAAATATTGTTTCGAAATTTTCAAGTTGGTTGTTAGGGGTGAAATTAATTTACATTCATTCACTGACCATATTGCTTACAAGATTAGATTAAAAAACTTTGAACCTGTAATGTGGAGAGCCAAGAATTATGATACTTTTGCTGAAGAACATTATATTTGGTCTGAAAAGATTGGTTCGATGAAAAGTGCTGAGTATAGAAGATTATATGATGAAAAGTTCAAGGAATATATCGAAACACCCATCTTTGATTATTATCCTGTATTACTGACTGAAAGTAAGGAATACAATATGGAGAGTTTCCTCCAATCAAATTGTGTTAGAACTTATACAGATAAACCAGCATCCATTATCATATCTTTAAGAAAAGGGGGAATTCACTCCAAAACAAGGGCAACCATTGAATATAAGATTGAAAATGATTTTGATAAAATTAAATTCAATCGTGTCCAATCCTTGGGTAGATATAATGAAAAGTTGGATGAAAGTTGGACAAAAGTTTTAATTGAACTTGACACCAAAATGTTTTATACTTTGGAAAATGATATCTTTAAGTTGCCTGAGGTTGAAATAAAATATGGTGGGAAAACATTTATGTCACATTTGATATTTGTTGAGGATAGTGTCAAAGCTCAATTATATAATGGTACAACTAGTAAACTACCACCAAGAAAAATTGTTACATTCACAAATAATCCTGTAAAAAACATTTATAATCCAACATTAGAACTATTATGACAAACAGAAACAGAGTTAATGATATATTCAAAGAAAGATTTAAACAAATCCCCTCTTCATTATATATAAAAAATGAAAATATTTCTAAAGAAAACTTGGATAAGTTTTTAAGTAAATCTCATTTGATTTTTGTTAATAAGAAGGTGGCGGAAGGAAAAATAGTTGAGATGGATAGATTAGTTGAATACGATTCGAATGGTATTCTTATTTACATAAAAGGGGTTGAAGATATATTTATTCTAACCACAACAGATAGATTGAATGTTGCGGAGTTTACTTTACATAACTTAATAAAACTTAATAAATAATTTAATTTTGATACAACTTAGTGATATTTATAATAAACACTAAGTTGTATGGAAAACGGAAAAATATATAAAATTACAAACACCGAAAACAATAAAGTTTATATTGGTTGTACGATTAATACACTAAAACATAGATTTGAAGAACATTGTTACAGATGTCTGAAAACTAACATCAATACAAAATTATGTAATAATGTTAGAAAGTATGGTGTTGAAAAGTTTACAATTGAGTTGATTGAAGAATGTTCATTGGATGTTATATATAATAGAGAGGTTGAAGTTATTAAGGAACACAATAGTTTTGAGGAAGGATTAAACTCTACAGTAGGAGGAGAGGGATGTTTAGGTTATAAACACTCACCTGAAATAAGAATGAAGATATCTAATGCGGTTAAAGATGGTAAATCACATAAAGGTAAAACTTATGAAGAGATTTATGGAGATAGAGCACAAGAAGAAAAAAATAAGAGAAAACAAGCGGGTTGGTCTAAAAATTTGAATGAAGAAGAAAAGTTAAAAGTTATTGAAAAAATAAGAAACATTAAACGAAGTAAATCTAAAACCAGTATTGAAACTATTAATGGTATTAAAAAATTAATAAGTGAAAATGTTAAGCCAAGCGAAATAAATAAACAATATCCTGAAGTTCATATTAGAACAATATATAGTATAAAAGCTGGAACTAGATGGAAAGATTAAAAAACAAAAAAATGGAAATCACAAGTGAAGAATTAAAATCAAAAATTGAATCAGGTGAACAAGTTATTATTGACTTTTGGGCCAGCTGGTGTATGCCGTGCAAGATGTTTAAACCCACCTTTGATAAAGTTGCCGAGAGTTCTGAAGTACCTATGTATACAATGAATGTTGAACATAATGGTGAATATGCTGTTGAGTTGGGTATTCGTGCAGTACCAACCATTAAAGCTTTTAGTAATGGTGGTGAAGTTTATTCTAAATCAGGTATTCTTAGTGAGTCAGAATTAAAAGGAGTTATAAATAACATCATCAATGGATAACAAACTAGTAATAGTATATACAATGAAAGGTTGTCCCCACTGTACGGACTTCAAAGATTTATTAGTTCAAAATGGCATTGAGTTCTATGATAGAGATATCGATGAATATAGTGACGAGTTTGATATGTTTGTCGAATTAACAGGAAAAGATTTTGTTCCAGCATTTATGTTGGTAGATGAATCCGAGAGTGACGAACCCATACCAATGTTATTTGCACCTGAAGAGGATTTCAACGAATTAGAAGAAGGATTGGAAATTATCAAAAAGTTCTTACAATAAAAAATGTCCCCAATATTAGGGGACATTTTCATTTAGAATATAACCAAATCTTTCATTCTATCTTTAACTAACCAAGGTTTCTCATTTAGTTGATTATCAATATCTCTTTCAACATCATAATCTTTAATATAGTCATTTGCAAACTTGTTTAAGTTGAAATCAAATACATCTAATATTAATGACTTAATTTTCTCTGGTGTATAAATCGAATCACAAGTTACCTCAATGTTAAAATCATCCTCATTGTTAATAACTGAAGAATACTTAAATGTAATTTTATCAGTTTCAAGTAAGTTAAATAATTGATTGCAAATATGTTCACCATAATATAATTCTCTTCTACCAAGGTTTAAGCTATATCCATAAGGGAATGATGAGGAAACAGAAAGAAAGTTCGTTGTGTTGAATATTTTAAGGTTCTCAGGGATGAATGGGGAATAGAACTCTAGTTCCAATTTGTCTGTAAAGTTAATATTATTTAGGAACTCTTTGTTGTAATCATTTTTACTATCTCTATTAACTTCATTGATTACCTGTTGGTGGAAAATAGGTCTATCACTTTTATGATATTCAAAGTAATATTCGTTTGGGGAAAGCGGTTCTCTATAATCTATTAAATCAATTATATTGATATGTTTAAGATTAAGATAGGTTAATAAATCAGGATTCTTTTCAACAAATAAATCTCTTAACTTATTTAAATCTAAAACTTCATCTGAGTTTGTTGCACCATAAACAACCAAGAATGATTTAAAATCAACAACTTGAAATCTTGAGGTAAAGTTTGGGTTTACATTTTTGACAATAAAGTCAGCGAATAGGTTTACAAAACCTTCTTTTGATAATCTATTAATATACTTCATAATTTTTTTATCAAATGTATAAACAAAAAAATTATTATCTTAAATAGTAAAAATAAAAAAAGGGACATTGATTGTCCCCTTCAAAGTTCGTACCTTCCCTTCAGTGAAGTTATCTTTTGTTGTAGTACTTCTCAACAACCTTTTTGATTGATTCTTGAATGTTGTTGTTAGTCACCTGTCTCTGACTAGTTTGGTTACTAGCAGGTGGTGGTGTTGAAGGGGCTGGTTGACCTTGTGGTTTGTTTTTGCATCCACATCCCATGTCATTATCAGTTTAATTAATTTATGAAGTCAACTTCATTAATAAATATCTTAAGTATTTATATTATGTAAATAAAACCTTATTTGACAATATGAAAAAAATTATTATAGCCGAAAGTCAGGCAAAAAACCTAATTAAAATCCTTAAAGAACAAAATGAGGGTGAATATTATGAGATGACTGGTAAACAATATGAGGAACTATTGAAGTTAGCTTCATATAACTCAAAGGTTACTGGTATTAAAAAGTTTGGTGGAAAACCATTATATGTCGTTGGAGATGTTAATTTAAGTGGAACTCCAATAAAAGACTTGGGAAATGTTGCCGTTATTACTGGAAGATTAAATATTAGTAGTACACAAATTAGTAGTTTGGGTAATACTATAGTTAAAGGATATGTAAGTGATTATAATACACCAATTGAAAAAATGAGAATTAGAAGAGAGGAGTTGGCTAAATTGGCTGATGCTGATGAGAGGAGACAAGATGGTGAATGGGACTTGGATAATCCAAAGATTGATGATGAAGGATTGGCGGCAAATGCTTTGTTTGATTATTTGGTTTATAAGGGTGATTTGGATGAGATGGATGAAGAAACCAAGAATGAAATAAAAACTAAGAAGGAAGAAATTGAAAGGTTAATTGAAGAAGGTAAAGGGTTGGATATGGACTCTGAAGAAAGGGAAGAAATATATGATAGGATTACTGACTTAGAAAATGAAATTGAAGAATTACAAGAGGGTGTTGCTGATGTATATTATCTTATACCACAATCTTATCGTTCATATGGTGACCTTAACAATTTCGAGGTTATTGGTTTGAGGGGTCAAGAATATGTTGTTGGTTATTGGGATGATGTGTATGAAGCGGCAGTTGAGAATCAAGAACAATTGATTGAGGATATTGGTATTGATGGAATTAGTAGGGGACTAATTGAAGATAATATTGACAAAGGTCGAGTTAGAGAATATATGGAGGAGTTTTATAGAGACGACATTACTGACAACCCTGAAGTTTATTTTGATGATGATGATTACCAATTAACTGATGAACAAGAAGAGAGAAAAGAAAGATTGGAAATTGAAATTGAAGGATTGAGAGAAAAATTAGAAAACACGGAAAATGAAGATGAAATAGCTGATTTGGAAACAGAAATTGGGGGATTTCAAGAAGAATTAGATAGTATAGAACCAGATACAGAACCAACTGATGATATGATTGACGAAAAAGTCGATTACTATATAAGAAACACTGATGAAATAGATTGGTTGAAGGAAATGGGTTATGAATTAAATGATTGGGTTAATTTGAAAGGTGTTGCCCGAGATATAGTTGATAGTGATGGTTTGGGTGTTATGGCTTCTTATGATGGAAATTACGATGAACGAACAGTAACAACACCTGATGGGAAGAAATATACTTTTGTCATAATGAGAATGAACTAGTTTATTTTAGATAAAACTTTAATTATATTTTGAGTATGAAGAAGAATAAATTAAAGTTTGTTATGAGTACAGATTGGATATTCGAAGGTGTCATTGACGCTGAATTAAAAGAATATGTCCTCTTAGGTTATTTCCAAAAACTGAACAAACAATTGGAAGAAATGAAAGTTTATCCAATGTTCACGGAAATTACCCTCCATTTAGCAAACATTCGAAATCTATTATCAAAGAATCAAATATTATATACAGATAAGTCATTACTCAATGTTGACGATGAGATAACACTTGCTGACCTGAAAACTAAGGACAGACCAATCTTAACCATACACGAAGAAACTGAACTTATAAAGATATTAAAATATAGTGATGCCAAACTACAAGATTACTTTGACATCATTAAATCTGTTTGGACAATAGTTTATGATGCAATCGAAGTTGTATCTATATTAAACGAAGATAATTTAACTTCCAAGAAAGGTTATTTCTATACCAAATCTAGTAATTTAATAGACATTTGGGAGTACAATATTAGAAAACATAAGGGTGAAAATAAGACAACCTTCAAACAAATTGAAGACCCCAACTTTTATACTCACCTTATATCAACTGAAAATGAGTTACCAACATTTTATATTCATTGTGATAAAGAAGTTCCATTCGAGGAAACTTTGTTACCATTGATGAAAAGAAAGGTATTGTCGTATATTTTTCAGTCAAAAAACTTAGCAATAAGGTAATATTGGAAATTGGATTATTTGGTTGTGTTAAATTAATTATTAAAAGTTAATAAACCAATAAAACAATTTTATGAAAAAACTTTTTATTTTATTTTTCGTTGTATTAGCAAGTTTACAATCTTGTAAACAAAAAGATTCTTGTGCTGATACAGTATGTCCAAATGGTCAAGTTTGTGTTGATGGAACTTGTCAAGGAGCAACAACTAATGTTGTAATATCATCAAACATTAGTTCTAACACAACTTGGACTGCGGACAATGTTTATGAGTTGGGAGGAAGAATCACGGTATTGGATGGTGTTACACTAACAATAGAACCAGGTACAGTTATCAAAGGTCAAGCAGGTACAGGAGCAAACGCAACAGCTTTATTAGTTGCAAGAGGTGGTAAAATCAATGCTGTTGGTACACCAACTAAACCTATTATCTTCACATCTGTTGCAGATGAAATTACACCTGAACAAGTAGGTGCTGGACTTTTCATTAGTCCAAACCTTGACCCCGCAACACAGGGATTATGGGGTGGTGTTATTATATTAGGAAAAGCACCAATCTCAGCTTCAGCCAATGAAATCCAAATCGAAGGCATTCCAACTACTGACCCTAATGGTTTATATGGTGGAAACGATGTTAGTGATAACTCTGGTGTTATGAAATATGTTTCAATTCGTCACGGAGGTGCTAACATTGGAAATGGTAATGAAATTAATGGTTTAACTTTGGGTGGTGTTGGTAATGGAACAACAATTGAGAATATTGAAATCGTTGGTAATCAAGATGATGGTATTGAGTTCTTTGGTGGAACTGTAAATGTATCTAATCTTCTTGTATGGTTTTCAGGTGATGATGCTATTGATACAGACCAAGCTTGGGCTGGAACATTAAATAACTTTATTGTAATCTGTGGTAGTGCAACTGACCATGCTTTAGAAATTGATGGACCTGAAGGTACTTTAATGGCTTCACACACATTAAGAAATGGTTCAATCAAAGGAAGTCCTGAAGCGGAATTGGGTGACTTCAGAGCTTGTCCAAGAGGAACATTCGAAAACATTTTCTTCTTTGATTTTGTTGACCCAGCAACTGCGGGTAGAGGTGACTTATCAATATCTAATCCAACAAATTCTACTTGTTCAACAGATAATTTAACTAATGGAGTTTTGACTTTCTCAAACTTACAAGTTATACTTCCTACAAATGTAACATTGAGTAGTGTTTTCAAAAATGGTACTAGTACCTTTGCTACTTCTGTTACAACTAGAACAATTGGTGCTAACAAAACTGCACTCAATTGGACTTGGGCAGAACAAGCAAATGTATTATTGGGATTCTAAGAAATTAAAATCTAAATGAGAAAGGTTCTGACCAAAAGTTAGAACCTTTTTTTATTGTCAAAATCAAAATACTAATATGGAATCACTAAAACTAAGAGTAACTCTAACCAACACAAAGGGGTGGAAAGAAACGAAAGATGTCCACCTATCACATTACCTATCTCAAAAAGAAGAAGGAAACGATGTTTTAGATAAAATCGTTGAACAACTTATTCAGGATTATGAAAGGATGGGAAAAAATATGAATGAAAATAAAATAGAAAATCAAAAATGGAGACCGTAATCAAAACTTGGGAAAAGAAAGAAAGTGTTAATCACCCTTCTCATTATGGAGGCGCTGATAATGTTTATGAAGCGATAAAGGTGATAGATGCCTGGTCATTAGGATTTGCCTTGGGTAATACTGTAAAGTATATCAGTAGGGCGGGTAAGAAAGACCAATCAAAAGAATTAGAAGACCTAAAGAAAGCTTTATGGTATCTTCAACACCACATCAATCAATTAGAGAATAAATGAATACACCAATAAAATATTTCGGGGGAAAAGGAACAATGTTTAACAATATTATAGAACACTTCCCCAACCAAAATGACTTTAACATTTATTTAGAACCATTCGGTGGTTCCTTCTCAATAGGATTGAAAAAACCTGAAACTGAAATTGAGATTTACAATGATATAGAACAAAATGTTTATTCCCTTTATAAAGTTTTGTCGGATAAAGATTTATTCGATGAGTTCAAGTTCAAATGTGATTTAACTCATTTCTCCGAAGATTTAAGGAAGGAATTCAAAGATAAGTTGAAAGGTGACTTAACCACTTTGGATAGAGCATTTTACTTTTTTTATGTAAACAGAACATCACATAATGGTGTGGGTGGAATTACAATCAGCAACATAGTAAGAAGGAAGATGAGTAAATCAACTTCAGATTTTTTGTCTGCAATTGATAGATTACCTGAATTACACGATAGATTGTCAAAAGTAATTATGTTAAACACTAATGGAATAAAGTTGATTGAAAAATATAAGGAATATCCAAATTGTTTCATTTATGCTGACCCCCCTTATGAACAATCAACCAGAACAAATGCGAGATATAAGGAAGATATGGATAGAGATGGACATATTAAGTTTCTCGATTCTGTTATTGATTCCAAAGCTAAGATATTGATTAGTGGATATGATTGTGAATTATATGATAGATTGACTGATAATGGATTTATTAAAGTTCATTTTGATGTAAAAACTGTTGATGGTAACCATAAACCTAAAACCAAAACTGAAACTCTTTGGAAGAACTATGAATAAAGTTTATTAAAAAAAGAATAAAAATTTTTAGAAATGTTTTGGTTGTAAAAATATTTTTCATACATTTGTAATTAATCCACTTGTGAAACTATTTAAAATCATTTTATATTACAATTTAAACTCCAAACTATGAATCACGATTTAACTGCAACGGCAGAATTAGAACTTTCTGAGAATCAAATTATGTCCATTCTCAACAATTTAACAAATGATAATTTTTTGATATTGTTTAATGAACAACAAATACAAAGAAATTTATCAATTACAGGTGAGGAACTTTTACATACAATTGACCATAGAGGAAAATCTAAGGTTTACGATGAAGGGGTTCTTAATTATACAACAGATTTAGATACATTTTCATTTGGAAAGTCGAATCGTAAGATTATTCAAAAAAAAGTAGATGGGATATGTAAAACAATTGAAGAATATGGTATAATTGTTCCAATTATTGTGGATAAAAAATTAGAAATTGGTGAAGGACAACATCGTGTAAAGGCACTAATGAAGTATAATGAAAATAACCCCAATAATAAAAAAGGGATTCATTTTATAGTTCGTAAAGAAATTCCGGCTAAGACAGTTAAAGTTATGAATAGAACTTTTACTAATTGGAAACCAAATGATTATTTACACTCTTATGCTGAAGATGGATTTGTTGAATATATCAAATTGAAAAATTTTGTTGAAAAAAATAAAGACTTCAGTATATACTTACTTTCAGCTATGTGTCAGAATGATTTGTCTGGTATCGATAGACATGGTGGGAAATCAAATATAAATCATAACACTGGTGAATCTAGTATGGATAAATTTGAACAAGGTCGATGGACAGTTGTTTATGACGACCCAAATTTGGAAAGAGCTCAACGATATGCAGATGATATTAGAAAGGTGACTAAAGTTTGTAATGTTAAATCTAAACATCTTTATTTTGCATTGTTGAACTTATTAATGAATGTCCCCAAATTTGATTTGAATAGATTCATAGATAAATTACAAGAAAACTATTTGTTTTATAACAAAGTTAAAATTCATAATAGAGAACAAGCATATGATTTTATCGGTGAAGTTTACAATAAAAAATTGAAAAAGTCTGAAGAGTTTTTAGTAATATTAGAATACTACAACAATAAAAGAAAAAAACCATAAATGAACAAAGTTTATTTGATTGACATTGATGGGACAATATGTGAGGATATAAGAAATGAAGAATGGTATTTATACCCATTTGCACAACACTATGAAGAAAGTAGATTAATTCTAAATAAGTGGTATGATGAGGGAAATATTATAACATTCTTTACCGCCAGAGAGAGTAAAGATAGACATATTACGGAAGATTGGTTAAGATTGAAAGGATTCAAGTTCCACGGATTGATTATGGATAAACCAAGATGTAAAGATGGTCAGGTTTATCATTGGATTGATAATAGACCTGTAAGAGCAACAACTTATAAAGGTAACTGGACTGAACTTAAACAGATTTACGCTAAAATAGAAACATTTGAATAATGGTAAAAAGATTTGTTAGATTTCCAAATGAAATGGATTTCGTTGAAATGGAAATCAATATGGATGATTTTAATATGGTTACAGAGTTTAGTGACCAAATGTTTGGATGGTATAAAGGAACTTATATTTCAATAAAGTTATAAAATTAGTGAGAGTATTAAATCTATATGCTGGTATAGGTGGAAATAGGAAATATTGGGAAAATGTTGATGTGACAGCGGTGGAATACAATGAAGAAATCGCAAATGTGTATCAACATTTTTTTCCTAATGACACAATTGTGGTTGGTGATGCCCACGAATACCTTGCCAAGAACTGGAGAAACTTTGATTTTATTTGGTCAAGTCCCCCCTGTCAAAGTCATAGTAAAGTTAGAATGATGGCAAGCAAAGGAGGAAGTTATGACTCCGTAATGCCTGATATGAAGTTATGGGCAGAAATCATTTTCTTACAAAACTTTACCAAGAACACAAACATCAAGTTTGTTGTTGAAAATGTTAAACCATATTATGAACCATTTGTCAAACCAACAATAAAGTTGGGGAGACATTTGTTTTGGACAAACATTGATATCCCCGAAATTGAAATTAAAGATGGATTGACCCATAATGAGAGGGGAAGTTCCGAGAAAGGTTATTTTGATTTGAGGGAGTTTAAGTTATCCCACAGAAAAGACCAGATAATTAGAAATTGTGTTGACCCTGATGTTGGAAAATATATTTTGGATTGTGTGGTAAAACAAATTGATATATTAACATAAATTAGTTAGATTGATAAAATGGAATTAGTAACGACTTATATTTGTAAGACCTCAGATAATGGTGTTCACGATAATATATTCGGTGGAACAATATTGGGGTTAATCGACCAAAGTGCTGGTGCTTATGCTGCACAGATATGTGATACACCAAGAATGGTGACAATCAAAATTGATGAATTGATTTTCAAGAACTCCGTTAAGGTTGGTAATATTATTAAGTTCTATGCCACAGTTAAAGAGTTTGGTACAAGTTCCGTAACTTTATATATGGAAGTTAGAAAACATAATGTTTATACTGGTCATCAAGATGTGGTGGTATCAACCAATATCAAATTTGTAAGAATTGATGAAGAAGGTAGAGCCATCCCAATCTCTGAACGAGTTAAAACAAGATACTACAACAGAATGGAACAATATGGTAAAGGACTATTAAACCCTGAAGAAAAATAATATATATGAATAAATTAGATAAAGATTATCAAGAACTCCTATTGGATATAATGACAAATGGGGTAACAAAAAATGATAGAACTGGTACAGGAACAATATCAGTATTCGGTCGCCAGATAAGACATAAAATGTCAGATGGATTTCCAGTACTAACAACCAAGAAAATGTATTTCAAGGGAATTGTGACTGAATTGATTTGGTTTTTAAGGGGTGATACAAACATCAAATACCTTGTTGATAATGATTGTCATATTTGGGATGGTGATGCTTATAAGCGGTATATTATGTTACCAAAAAAATTATCTGAAGTTGTTTCTGATGGTGAAAAATTTAATGGTAGAAATTTAACAAAAGAAGAATTCATTAACAAAATCAAAACAGATAATGAGTTTGCTAAGAAGTGGGGTGAATTGGGAAAAATATATGGAAGACAATGGCGAAGATGGACTAAAAAGAAAATGTATCTATCAACTGATGGTTCATACGAAAACATTTATGATGATGCAGACCAAACAGTTATTGACCAAATAGTAATCCTCATTAACGAACTCAAAACAAATCCAGACTCAAGACGACTAATGGTTTCAGCTTGGAATGTGGGTGAATTAGACCAAATGGTACTTCCACCTTGTCATTATGGATTTCAAGTTTATACAAGAGAATTGAGTGAAGATGAAAGAAATGAAATTAGAGATATGCAATACTTGAAGAATAACTTACATCAAGCACTAAAAGGAAGTGATACTAAAATTGATTGGGAAAATATCCCAACCAGAGCAATCTCTTTAATGTATAATGCCAGAAGCCAAGATGTACCACTCGGAACTCCATTCAATATATCTTCATACGCATTGTTGTTGGTGATATTGGGTAAAATGGTTAATATGATTCCTGATGAGTTAATTGCTAATATGGGAGATTGTCATATTTATTCAAATCAAATTGATGGAGTTAAGGAACAACTAACAAGAGAACCATATCAATTACCAACATTGAAGATTAATTCAGGTAATGAAAATTGGCATCTATTGGAATTGGATGAAGTATTGAATACATTAGACCCAAGTATAACATTCAAGTTAGAAAATTACCAATCACACCCAATCATAAAATTACCATTATCTAATTAATATGACACTAGACAATTTAAGATTGTTAATTAAAGATGTTTTTGATAATTCAACAGACATCAAAGAAATTGAAAGTTCCATATTTTCGTTAATACGATTATACGAGATGACCGATAAAACTGAATCAACTTTCATCAAAGACAGATACGACCACAAGATACCTGAAAAAGTTCCATATCATACAATATGTGGATGTAATCCAGAAAATGGTGGTAATGGTATTTGTGGTTGTACGATTGGGAGTGTTATGGAACTAATGCAAAAAAAATATGAAGGGACAATTAAATCAAATACAACAACATATTCTGATGCTTTAAGTTGCGGTTTTGGTATCTGTAATTGTACATCAGAAGACAACTATACCTATTGTTTAACTTCAACTAAAACAACAATATAATATGGAATACAGAATTGTAAAAGTTGAAACACCTCAAATAACGAAGAATTATGAGGCTAAAATAGATTTTATACCTGAAGTATACTTTGTAACAAGATATGAAATAGAAAAGAAAATATTTTTCTTTATGCCGTGGATAAACACTAATTATCAATTTATAACTCTTGAAGAGGCTACATCATATGTTGATTGGTTCAAAAGAAAAAAAATTAGAACAATTATCAAATAATGGAAAACAACATACCACCCCAAGATATGGCACAAGAGCTCTTCCATCGTTTCAATAAGGAAGGGCTTCACGATTTAATAACCACAGAAAACAATTAAATTATGGAAGAAAATTTAAAAAAACTTACTAATAATTGTAGTGTTTGTGATTCTGATAAAATCAGATATGAAACTGTAACTTTTCGCAATCTAGTTATTCAATTAATAGCTGGTAAAACCGTTATAAGTTCAACATATCAAGATATTGAATATAAGATTTGCGTTAAATGTGGTGATAGACGTACAAATTTTTTTACATATTAAAAATAAAATCATAAAAAGAGAAAGTTTTAAAGAGTTTCAAGAAAGATTGTGCTGAACAAAAACTTAATTGGAGAAGACAAATAGTTAATATTAATTAAAAACAATACATTATGAAAAATTTAGAAAGAAAAAAACTGGAAAGTTTATTAAACAGTAGAATTGATGAGGTTAATATTATACCAATTTATAAAGATGAAAATAAAACTGAAGTTGAAGAAGTTGAATGTGAAATTAAATTTAAAACAAATATTCAATATATAGAACAATTGTTGGATATTTGTAAACCCTAATAGTTTTGATACCCAATAGTTCAGAAATTTATGGTATTATTAATGAATTTTATAAAAAAAATTAGAACAATTATCAAATAATGTGTAACAAAATTAAAAAGTGGCTTGACAAAGGTGAAGGAGGACAATTTTATGAACCTTATGTAACAAATGGGGATGTTATTATATTAATGATGTTAACTATGATAGTAAGTGTTATGATAATATTGGGGTGTCTGATTGTATAGCACAACCCAGTAATATATCCAAGAACAATATCAACAAATACAACTATATAAAATGGAAAACAACATCCCACCCCAAGATATGGCACAAGAGCTCTTCCACACCTTTAATAAGGAAGGACTACACCAGATATCCTCTGTAATTAATCGTCATATTAGAAAAGAATTAATCAAGCAGTGTGTGTTGTTATCAATTAACCTTCACTTGGATGAATTATCCAAAATGCAACTAATATTCTCAGATAGAGAATTACATTACAAATATTGGGAAGAAGTTAAATTAGAAGTAAAAAAAATATAATATGGAAAAGAAACAAACAGCAGTTGAATATCTATATAAAAATTTATTAGATAATCCTTTATCAAATGAAGATGTTATATATAACATTAGAGTATTTGAAAAAGCCAAAGAAATGGAAAAGGAACAATCCACCATTACAGAAGACACCTCTGATGGATACCATACCTTCAAGGAACTCTATGAGTTTAGAAAAGTATATAATGCAACACTATTCAATGAATGGGGAAAACAAATGCAAGAATATCTAAAATGGGAAAGTGAAGATTGGCAAATACTTAATTTACCAAAGTATGATGTTCATAAAAGTTGGAGACATAATGATGGTGAATTATGTTTTGGTGGTGGATGGTTTATAGTAGTGGCAAACTTACCATCAGGACAAATCAGTAATCATTATCAAGCTCACGATTGGGATTTATTTGATATACCAGTATATGAAAAGGCCAAATATCCTTTTGATGGGCATACCTCAAAAGATGTATTAGATAGATTAATTAAACTTAAATAAAATGATAAAGACCGGAGCAGTATATTTTTTATACAGATTTTTCAATGATAATCCTGAAGCAACAATAGAAGAAGGATATGAGGTATATAAACAAGCCTTAGAAATGGAAAATAAAATTAATCAAGAGTATTATAACCAAGGTGCTCAAGATTGTAAAAATACCTTTGAAAAAATAATCAGTGATGTAACAGGGAATATACCAAATCTTTGATAAATGAAAACCTATATCCACGTCAATCAACATCACATCCGTTCCAATAAAACAAAAGGAACAAATCTACCTGTCATAACCGTAAAACAAGGTAAGAAGAACACCTATTGTAATGAAGTTGAGATATTAGGTCCAAGTAAAGTTATATATGGTGGTGAAGGATGTGAGGCAAAACCACTATTATCTTGTGGTGCAAGAGTGGTTATTATTACGGAAAGTGAAGTTAGAATAATAGATGGACAACCCCCTTTATAATCTCCAAAAAAATACCTACAATTATAGAAAATCAAATAATGGAAAATAATATAGAACAATTTGTAAATAAAATAATAAATGGGGATTGTATTGAGGTTATGTCTACCTTCCCCGAAAATAGTATTGACCAAGTTATCACATCACCTCCATATAATGTTAATATCTCTTATGACACATACAATGATGGTTTAACTATGGAACAATATTGGGAATGGACTGAAAAGTGGTTGACCCAAGCATTCAGAGTATTGAAAGAGGATGGAAGATTATCTTTGAACATTCCTTATGAAATCAATACACAAGATAGAGGTGGAAGAGTTTTTATGGTTGCTGAGTTTTGGATGTTAATGAAGAAAGTTGGATTAAAATTCTTTGGTGTTGTTGACTTGGAAGAACAATCCCCACATAGAAGTAAAACTACAGCATGGGGTTCTTGGATGAGTAGTTCTAGTCCTTATATCTACAATCCAAAAGAATGTGTAATATTGGCATATAAGAAATTTCATAAGAAACAAACCAAAGGACAACCACAATGGACAGGAACACCAGTTGTCCAAGAAGATGGTAAAACCAAAATGACTTATCTTGATGAAGATAAGAAAGAGTTTATGGAATTGGTTTATGGTCAATGGAGTTACTTTGCAGATACCAAGACATTAACGAAAGCCACGTTCAGCATGGATATTCCAACAAAAGCGATAAAGATTTTGACATATAAAAACGATATTGTCTTAGACCCATTCTGTGGTAGTGCAACAACAATGGTTGCCGCTGAGATATTAGATAGAAGATGGGTTGGGATAGAATTAAGTCCAAATTATACAAAGATTGGAACTGATAGGGTTCAAGCCTTTGTGGATAACAAGAAACAAATGAAAATAGAATTTGAAGAAGGAGCTGAATAAGTTCCTTTTTTTGTTTAAGGGGGATATTTATGAAGAAAACATTTTTTAATGAAAAAACAATTAATTAAGGAATCAGGTATTCGTGATATTAATGATATCGCAAAAAGATACAACAAGGCCAAAATATATTTTCATATTGATTTGGATGGTGTTACATCAGCAATTGCAATGAAAGTATATTTGGAAAGTTATGGTATAGAGGTTGTTGATGCTGAAACAATACAATATGGTACAGATGAGTTTGCTATCAAAAAACCAGATGCCAGTGGAAATGTTATGCCTGTTTTGGTAGATTTTGCTCACGGAAAACCAATGTTTAAGATTCATACAGACCATCACGATAGACAAGCAGGGGTTGAATCAGGAACATCAACAAGTTTCAGACATGCAAGGTCAAATGTTGAAACAATATCAGGTGTAATTTCAACATATGACTTATTTCCTCCATCTGACATTAAAATAATATCAACAATTGATTCTGCTAATTTTAGAGCAATGAATATTACTGTTAGGGAGGTTATGAATTACATTTTCAAGGTTGAAAAAGAATCTCCTGAAAGAAGTAATATAATAATGGGATTGGTTACAAACAAAATATTGTTAGCGTTTAAAAATAAAGAATTTGAAGGTAAAAATATATTAGAGAGACTTGTTCTTATTTGTACTCCATCACTTAAAAATATCTATAATAATTTGATAAGAATGATTATGGATTCTGGTTTAATGGATAAAGTGAAGGGATTTTTGAACACAGAGTTGGGTAATGAAGAACCAAAAGGTGATAAAATCAGAAGAATTCAACAACAACTTCAAAAACATGGTGAAACCTATTTGGAGAAAGTTAGAGGTAACATAGGTAAACAACTCAAATACGAGGATGGTATTATCATCAAAGATGGGTCTGCTGGTGCTAGTATGGCTAATGTTGGAAGTTATGATAGATATGTGGCTTTTGAATTGATTCCTGACGCTGATTTCCAGGTTGTAACTTGGGGTTCAGTTGGATTATTACAAGTTTCTTGTAATCCATATAAAGAATCTAGAGGACTCAAAGGGGTTGATTTAGGTAAAATGAATACAGAAATTCTCAATAACCATAAATCTGAATTAGAAGGTATTAAGACTACACTTTTACGTTTAAAAGAAGTTGCTGAAAGTAGTAAAAAATTTGTACCTTATGAAAGTGTTGGTTTTACCTTTCAAGATTTTATTGCATTGTATAGCGAAAAAGATGAGAATGGTAAAGTTATCAAAGATAAAGATGGTAAAATCATAAATATAAAAGGCTATTTTGATGTACCTGAAAAATTTAAAAATTTTACAAACAAAAAAAGTGAAGAGGAAAATAAGAAAAGTGAGGAGGAAAATAAGAAAAAAGGACAAAAAAAAATGACCCCACTTAAGTTTTGGCAAAATCTAATTAGAAAAACTATGATGAAACCTTTTGTTGGTTTAACGGATTTTGAACAAAGTATTCTAAAAGAAGTTTATATTAATGCTTATGATGTTATAAAAAACAATAGTGGTGGACACAAGTGTATTACAAATTTCCAAGCTTCTGCTTTGGGTGGTGGATTCGGTCCATACAAAACAACTGAGTTCATTGGAATGATTAAAGATGAGTTTGTTGAAAAGTTGAAAAATGAAATTCAGAAAGAGAAAAAACAGAATATCGATGAAAACTACTTTAGGAATATAATAAAGAAAATAATGAAAGGTTAAGATTAAAGGGGGAATGTAACAACATCCCCCTTTTTAATTCCCATTCCTTTACAAGTTCCTCCTTTTACTTCAAGAATAAAGTTTCCTTCACCACAATAATTCTTATGTGATTCATTAATCATTGGTTGACAATTATGATGTATTTTGGTGATAACATCATTGTCGATGAATATGATATCTAGTGGTATAATACAATTTTTCATCCAAAAACAATGTTCTTGGTTTTTCATTACGAATAACATTCCGTTGAATGTTTTATCAAATTTTTTGAACATCATTCCTTCTTGAGTTTCTTCGGGAGATGTTTGGATTTTTACCTTGAAAATGTTTCCGTTTATACTTAACTTCATACTTATAAATATAATAATAATTCGTTATGGGAAATTGTGCTGGTATCTTATTAAAATATAAAAATCAATGTTTATTATGTAAACGAAGTCAGAAGAGTAGTTTACCTGGTGTATGGTCTGTACCTGGTGGTCATTTGGAGAAAGGTGAGAGTGTTGAAAATGGTGCTATTAGAGAGTTTAGTGAGGAGACAGGATTGGTGATATTGGGTGATTTGAAATATTTGGCAACATTGACTGGTGGGGGTAGAATGAAGTATTATTTGTTTATGTATGAGATTTCAAGAAAGGTCGAGATTGATTTGGATGAGGCTATGGATGGTCACGAACACGATGAATGTGGGTGGTTTAATAAAAAAAACTTGCCTGATAATGTTGAAAAACAACTTTTTTTTATAATTAATAAAATTTTTTGATACTTTTTGTAAATATTGATATATTTATATTCACAACCCAACTTCCCTTTCTTATGTTGGTCGATATATCTTAACCCCGATAAATGTAGAAATTTGTTGGGGTTTTTTTATTTATATGAGATATTTATTTTTATAAAATAAAATTGAAAAAAAAACGATGAAAAAGATAGTAAGATTAACAGAAAGTGATTTAACTAATTTGGTTAAAAGGATAATTAAAGAACAAGATGAAAACGAAGAATATCTTGAAAAATTCAAGATATTAATTGACAATGAACAATTTGAAACGGCATTACAATTAGGTGAAACATTAGATTTGGAAGACAAAGTTTTGGACTTAATTTTAGATAAAATAGTTAAAGAAGGTGACTTCAAGTGGTGGGTAAAAAAAGTACATTCTGTAATGAAAGAAAAAAAATATAGGCGGATTGATTCAGCCATTGATGATATAACGTATGAATTTATTGAAAAAGATTATTATGCAAATATATTATATAACATAATTAACAATATGACAGACCAAAATAAAACAGATGAATTTTATTTTAAAATGATTAAACTGATATATTCTGAAATAGAAAAACAAATAAAAAAAGATGAAAAAGATAGTAAGATTAACTGAAAGTGATTTAGTTAGATTGGTTAAAAGAGTTATTAATGAAAAAAGAAATATGAATGAATACGAGTATTTTTATTATATTCCAGATTGGTATGGTCCGAATACAATGTTTAATGAAAATGATGAAAAAGTAAAATTGTCAGATTATCCTGAAATTGAAGATGCCTTTAAATTCTTTAATAATGAAAATGTTGATATAATAAAACTTAATGAAGACGATAGGGACATGACATTAATTAGAAAAGTACATACGTTCATAGATGACAGCAATAATATTTCTTGGCCATTCTTCAACGAAAATAGAATCCAAAAAATGTGGATGGAAAAATATTTGAAAAACGGATTAATATTAATAAAATTGAAAAAAAAACGATGAAAAAGATAGTAAGATTAACTGAAAGTGATTTAGTTAGATTGATTAAAAGAGTAATTAACGAACAATCAATAAGTGGAAAAACTTTAGAAGATTTTAAAAAATGGGCAATGAATAAACAAAATGAATGTCCAGAACCAACGGACCCTTGGGATAGATATTGCCCCCAAGGAACTTGGAAATATGATACTAGAAATGGGAACATTAGGTTTTTTTCTGATAAGAATGAAGTTGTTATGGAAACAACTATAATGCCTAATGATGACAAATACAACGGACCTGTGGTTGAGTTACAATATTTAGCAAATTGGGTATCTAAAAAAAATGTTCCATATTATAATGGTGTTTGGAAATGGGGAGGGGTAAAAGGAGCATGGAGTGCAGGTAATCTACAAAGTGTTAATTTGTATGATAACGATAAAAATTTTTTAGGTACTATGACTTTTTAAGTTTAAGAAAAAATCCCCATCTCAAAAAAAGGTGGGGTTTCTTTTTTTTATGAAGATTATTTCTTATATTTTCCATTATGAATATACTGAGCCTTTTCGATGGAATGTCCTGTGGTCAAATAGCATTAAACAAAGTTGGAATAAAATATGACAACTATTATGCTTCAGAGATTGACCAGCACGCAATTAAAGTAACCCAACACAACTATCCAAATACAATTCAACTTGGTGACATTACCAAAATCAAAGGTAGTGATTTACCTAGTATTGATTTATTATTTGGTGGTAGTCCTTGTCAAAGTTTTTCATCTGCTGGTAATAGAACAGGATTTGATGGAAAGAGTGGATTATTTTGGGAATATGTAAGAATATTGAATGAAGTTAAACCCAAATATTTTCTATTAGAAAATGTTAAGATGAAAAAGGAATGGGAAGACATCATAACAAAAGAGATGGGAGTTGAACCAATTTCAATTAATAGTAATTTGGTATCAGCTCAAAACAGAGAAAGATTATATTGGACAAATATTCCTAATGTAACTCAACCAGAAAATAGAAATATCAAATTGAATGATGTGTTGGGTAATTCAGAGTTCAGAGAAATACCAAAATGTTTTTATAATAAGTGGGGAAACAAACCTAGAATTGAGAAGGGAGTGAATTGGGTATGTAATGACAAATCAAATTGTTTAACCACCAAAAATTGTCATACCAATCAGTATTTGTTCAATGAGGATAAAAGTTTATGTAGATTATTGACCGCTGATGAGTTTGAGAGATTGCAAACAATACCTGAAGGATATACCTCTGTGGTTAATAATACTGAAAGGTATAAGATGATTGGTAATGGTTGGACTGTGGATGTAATTTCTCATATATTTTCTTCATTGAAATAATTTTTTATTCCAATTTCTTTTCTTATCTTCGTTTCAACAAAAAAACAAGGAGATATGAACAACACAATCAATCAAACATTGGGACAAATTTTAAAAGGGAAAAACAATGGTATCTTTGTTAATCCAAATGGTGAGTATATTAATGTAACAAGATATTATTATAAGAACACTTTGAAGTTCAATGTAATATTCTCCAAAAATATATATGACATTGCTACAAGACCCGCTATCAATACAACCAGTGAAAAAAAGGTATTAAAATTGTTGAGCACAGAAAATTACGAACTAGTAAATCAATAAAAATATGAAAGCACACGAAGCTGAAAATTGGACATATCTTCACGCCAAAATGAGAGATGAAGAATTTCATTATTGTTTCAAACATTTCTCTAGTTTTGAAGAAATAGAGGATGAAGAGTTCCACAAGTTGAGAAATCAATATTTGGAAACCGCTGAACTATTGGAAAAGTATATTAAAAACAAATACTACGAAGCCAATTGGGAAGTAGAATATGATGATGAAGATGAAGATTGAAAACAAGAAAACCAGATTTGAATATAACTTCCTTGAAACTTACGAGGCCGGCATTGTATTGACAGGAATGGAAGTTAAAGGTATTCGTCAGGGAAATGTTAATTTAACCGACACTTATTGTTTTTTTAAGGATAATGATTTGTGGGTTAAAAATATTTTTATATCTTTGGGTAATGATGATAGCAAAAGGGAACGAAAACTCTTGTTAAAGAAAGTAGAACTCAAAAGGTTAAAGTCAAAGTTAATTAATGGTTTAACAATAGTCCCAACCAAAATCTATATTAATGATAGAGGTTTTGTCAAAGTTGAAATTGTGTTAGCACAAGGAAAAAAACTTTACGATAAGCGTGAATCTATTAAGAATAGAGATATTGAAAGGGAACTTCAATCAAAATCAAAATGGTAAAAAAGGTATTTAACAAAACGACATTCACACAAAAATACGGAGATAGATGTAATAGAGGATTGAGTTGGTGTTGCAGAAAAAACCACTTCAACATTGAAATCATTCGTTCAGGTTTATCTTGGTATATCTTAGCTCACCGAACAAAGGATGACGCATATTGGAACTCATTGTGGATAAAGAAAAGATGGGATGAGTTGGATGATGCGATGGATTTTGTTAGTAAGTTTGATTATGAAAAATTAAAAGCACAATTATGAATACAATAAATTATAATGTAAGAATTGAAAACGAAAAGTTTGGTGTATTATTGAACGAGAACTTTGTTGATGGAATACAATTCAAGTTATTCTTGAAAATGATTAATGGTGCATTAGAACTGAAAACTAATTTGACATTCTTCAACGGAGTTGACTTTATGATTCACATTCCCTATACTAAACTTGTTGATTCAATTGTAACAACAAAACTTGATACTTATGGAATGAGTGAGATTGTTAAATCAAAGATTGAAGCTCTCGTCACAAAATAAAATGTTTAAACCAAATCAAAAATGAGATTATTGTTATTCGGACTATGTTTGACTTTTATGGTTGCTTGTTGTCCTGCGAAAAAAACTTGTTGTCAAAAAACTGAGAAAACTTGTCACAAAGTAGAAACAGATAGTTGTAGCCACAAGTAGTTTCCTTGTTTAGAAAAATAAGGTGGTGGAGTCCTTAATCGGTCCTAAAGGAGATAGAGATATCTCCTTTTTTATTTTAGTGGTATATTTATAAATAAAAAAAAAATAATGGAAGACAAAATAAAAAAAACAGTATTCGAAGAGGCTAAGAAAAGAGGTTTAATGGTTGAGCAAGAAGAAAAAACTAACACTGATTTTGTGGAAATGATATCAATTTTGATGCACTCACAAACACAAGCACACACCTATCATCTACAAACAGAATCATATGCTGAACACAAAGCATTACAAAAATATTACGAAGGAATTGATGGTTTAGTTGATACAATTGTTGAAGCTTACCAAGGAAAATATGGGATTATAAAAGGATATAAAAACTTCCCGTTCAATGAATACAAAGGTAATGAAAATACAATAGGTTATTTCGAGAAACTTTGTGATAAAGTAACTCAGTTAAGAGATTGTTGTAAAGATAGTTGGTTACAGAATGAAATTGATAATGTTTGCACTTTGATTAATTCTACGCTTTACAAGTTAAAGTTCCTAAAATAAATTTCCAATTTAACTAATTCTTTTTATATTTGTGAAAGAACCAAACTTACACGATATGAAAAGAATTATTTATTTTATTCCCCTCCTTTTATTTATTCCATATCTAAAACCTAAAAAAGTTGTTGAAAAGAAGTTAACACCAACTGAACAATACATTGATAGGTTCAAAAAGGTTGCAGTTTACGAACACAAGAAGTTTGGTATTCCCGCATCTGTTACTCTGGCTCA